GTCTGACATTACAGATACTCGCAAAGAGTTAAATAGACCTGTCTACGAGGCTAATAAACCTATTTATGGATCAGATGATGACATCAACTTCGATGAAGACGAAGAGGATGAAAACGATTGGGTAGATCAAGGCGAATGGGATGATGATGATTCTGATTGGACTGAAGATGAGCATAGTGCTTTTGTAGCCTCAGAATTTGAAGATGATTTAGTCATTGCATACAATACCTATATCGGTAATCGCTTAACTTCGGGGCAAAAAGTTACATTAAAACATCTTGCTGACATTAAAGTTTCGCGCGATAGAAATTTAACTTGTTCTCAAATCAAAGTTATAGTAGATAATGATTCAGATTACAATGTATTAGTAGATGAAGATAAGCCACTATATTTATATGAAGTATCATGAGTATTAAATTAGAAAAACTATTAAAATATGCAGATGATGTTACCGCAGATGCAGTATGGGCAATTCTAAGATATAAAAATATCGGCATACTAAGAAAAGTAATGTGCATTTGCAAAGTATTAAATATTAAACCCGAAGATGTTTTAAATAAATTACCTAAAGATGAAAATGGTAGATACTTGGATAAGCCTACTAGGGGTATGATACATGAAGCATTAATACAAAGACAAAATGAGTATTCAGAAAAAGTTAAGTGATAATTTATTGACATTAACAAGATTAGAAACAGATTTCAAAGAAAAATATGATGATCCTTTTTTATTTAAACAAATTAATTTACATAAAAAAAGTCTTGCATTTTTTCTTAATTTGAAAGAATATGACAGAGCAATGCTAGAAAGTGAATATTTAGTTTGTTTTTTAGTAACCTATTTAACTAACTAAATTTATGGAATTATTATTGTTTATTGCGGGAGTTTTATTTTTAGCATACATGATGGATAAATAAAATTAAAAAACATTTGACAAGCGAAAAAAACTAAGGTAAAGTAAGATCATGGAAACAGAAAGCACGTTTGAGTTAGAAGAATTTGAATTTGATAGCAAGCAGAAATACATGGGAGTTGTGCCTGTTAGAAAATATTATGCAACTCTTATAGGTGATGCTCAATGGAGCATAGAGAATGATTCTTTTGACTATGCAGGGACACATTGCACAGGCGGAAGAAGCGGAACACATCACTTGCCCGATTATGCAGAGATACAAAGTTTTGGATTAGACGAGATACATTTGTATTTTGAGGTTTACGATGAATATACTAAAAGTTGGTTTGAAGCAGAAAGAAAGTTTCTTTGGAAACATAGCAAAGATAGGCGATTCATAAAAAGATTTCAGTCAGATCACGAAGATGAAATTATGGAAATGCTTCAAGATCAAGAAGATAAGCAAGAAAATGTAATTGAGTCTTTAAGCGAATATTAATATTAATTAAATTAAATAAAATTTATTAAAATTTTATTTGACAAGTAGAAAGAGATATGCGAAAATACGATTATGAGAAATTATTCAGTACATGACACAAGTTCACTTGCATTAGATATAATAGGAGAAATGCCAAGTGGGTTCAAGGAAGAGGTAGAAGAATACAAAGGTGCGCCCGACTATACACACAAGACAGGTGCAGACATTATGATATTCAAAAGTAGTGCAGGGTTTAAAAATTATAAACAAGCAACTGCGCGCAAAGGTCAGTCAAGTATTCTTAGGATGCAAATGGATGGAGCAGGTAGATTACAATGAACCTAGAAAATGAAATTATAAATTATATGGATAAAGTTGTAGAAGATCATCCCGAAATTCCATCTTATATTTTACAGACTATTTTAGAAGACATTTTGTGCATCATGGATGATGGATAAATCGAGTTGTCAATCAAAAGTTGTAAAAATGATCCATAACGCATGATAAAAGATGCAAAATTATTGTTTAACTATATAAACACAAACTTTTTATGAAAAAACCATCAAAATGCTTGACATATCATGCAAATTAGCCTACTTTAACGACATGAAAGAAACACAAATTATAGTCAAATTACAAGATTACATTGGTGATTGTGGAATAGAAGAATTAGTCAGTTTATATAATTTTATATTTAATGAAAAAATCACTTATAAAGATATAGAGTGGAATAAATGAAAAAAATTAATATACAATCACACGTTAGAGAATTATTTAGAGAGGAAGGTCTTTTGGATCACTTACCTACATTTGAGGAATGGACGAAAGATATGTCATTAGAAGATCAAATAAAATTTTATTATGATGTTGACATTGACAACTATTTAGGTGATCCTTGGGAAATACTCGCAGAATGTGCAGTCGATCCACATTGGTTAGAAGAGTTTAAAGTTAATTTTAAAGAATATTTACAAGAAAGGGATTATATACGATGAAAGAATTAAAAGAAAAGTTAAATAAAGTTATTTCTAAACAAATTGAGATAGTAAATAAACATGGTTCAAATACATTGTCTACTTGCGATCATTATAGTTGGGATAAAGATGTTTGGAATTATAGGCATTCTATCGTTGACAAGTTAATTGATTTAGGTTTTAATGTTGATAGTCAAATGAATCACGGCGTATTAGATATAACAATAACTGCAAATTTAGAACTATGAAATATGTAAGAAAAGTTTGGAACATTGAGCCACAAAAAATGCTAGATTATATTCTTCAAGCAGACAAATCAAATGGTTTACATAAAGAAGGAGATTATACTCCTGCGTTTTATGTTGGAAAAGATTTAGAGTACATTCGTGAAGTTTATGAAGACTACAATGGTCTTGATAGTCTTACCGAAGCAGAGCAAATAGAGAATGGATATTATAGATTGGAAATAGCATGAAAGTAACAAGTGTTAGATATTTTGAAACAAATCGAGGTCTTGGTTATCAATGTAAGACGAATATAAAAGGCATAGAGGTGCTTAATGATGGAAATGGCGGGGGAACTTATGTTGATGGTGCATATAAAGATATTAAACTACTTAAAGGGTACACAGAGGATGAACTAGAAAAATTAATTGATGAGTATGAAAAGGTTACATACTGATTTAAACAAAGCGAAAGGAACAATAAAATGAATGAAGTAGAAGTTATAGAGGTTGAAACAGAAGATTTTATCTTGGAAATTGAAATTTGTTAAAATTTTTGTTTGACAGGCATGAGTTGATATGTTTATATTGAGTACATATCAATAAAACACGTTTATAAAGAAAGGAAAAATCGACATGGAAGAAAAAATGGCATACGACTCTTACACAGGAACATATTGGGTATATTGCACAGAAGCAGAAGAATATATCGAGGTTACAGAAGACGAATTAATTAGCGAAGGTATTCATTTAAATGAATTCGTTCAAAGGGTATAGCACAATAGAAGGTTGTATTAGACAAAGTACAAATAATCCAATTATGAATATATCTACATTATCAGCAGATGAAGTTTGGAATAAAACAAATGGAACTCGTTATCAAGATACAATCAAAACAAGTTATTTTAATTTAATTAATTTATTTGGATTACCTACATTTGGTAAAGGAGACAAGACATTGTGTGAGTGGGTATTACAAAATCATTTAGGTGATGTTGTAACTATTTATGATTGGAAATCCAAAACAAACGATCCCGAACTCGTAACTCGTTGGAACTTAGGGGGTAATGGAGATACTTATTCAAATGTTTTTCTTGACCAAGTAATGGAAAAAATTAAAAAAGGTGTTGACGCACAGAATCTTGTATGCTAATTTGTTGTTATGAATTACCAAACAGAACCAATTACTTTTCAAATTCCATCGAATGGTGGATATAATTATAGATTTAATGAATGTGTAGATCAAATTGCACAATTAATTGATCGTTATTTTGACACTCATGTAGAAGATGTAGAAAGAATTAATAATTTAGTTGACCAAGAAGTTGTTGATGCAATGAGAAGGCAAGAGAAACAAAACGAATTAGATAATGTAAATGGGGGAAGTAAATGAGCGAATCATATTTTCAGAAATTACAAGAGTCTATGCAAGAAGAACTTGACAACGATGAGATTACAATTAAATTATATCATTATTTAGATAATGGAACTAAAGTATATGATACAGATTCTATTAAAACAGAGTTTGAAGATAAATTAAATGTTTTAGAAGTAAAGAATACAACTTATTACGGAAAACAAGATAAAGAAAATTAAATTTTTATTTGACAGGGTACAAATCATTTGCTAAAGTATTATTAAATCAGAATTATTAACCTTAAAAATTATTGCGAAAAATGAGTAAAGCACTAAAATCACACATAGCCAACAATGTTCTCAGCGGAGTTTATATTAAACAAAGAAAATTCGCTAATTGGGGATCAGTCATAGAAGATTCTATATTTGCACAACAAAAAGAGTTTGAAAGAAAATTGGCAATTATACAACAAGCGAAAAAAAACAAATCAAGTAGTTAATGAAATTTATAGTAAATAGTTTAGATGATCTTAAATGGTCAGCAAGACATCAAATTGGCGATATAAGGATTTCTATGATTCAAGGCAAGGGTTGTCATGGATCAAGGCAAGGAAATACCTTTGAAGTGCTTGTATGGGACAACAATGGAGATATACCATTAAGTGATGATACTATCGGTTGTTATCTTTCGGCGCAGGATGTATTAGATTTATTTGACTCAATATCTAATTGGAATTATACCCCAAAGAGTAGAGTGTATAATTCTTGGGCAGATTATCAAAGAAATTTATATCCTAATGCGTTGTGCAATGTGGACTGATATGCAAGTTAAAGAAATTATCGACAATATTTTGGCGTTTATGTCAGAAGGTGATGAATTAAGTCAAGTATTCTTTGTAGAACAATTAAAGGATATGAATAAAGATTTATCTAATTGGAATAAGTTATCTGTTAAAGACAAGATGAATTTGAGGTCGGCATTTAAAGAAATTATGAATATGAATGAAATCGGTAAATTAATTAAAAATCATAGTTGACAAATTATAAATTACAATATATATTATAAGTATATTATAAATCATTACAACATATATGAGATATTCAGTATTCGATAAGTATGGCACTTGGCAAGCAAGCTACTCCCATAATCTTCCTAATGTACCATTGAAAACCATCAAAGAATGGGCAATTCAAACAGGAAAACTATGCGCAGGTAAGGTTTACGAAACCATCGTCCCAAGAGATAAAAAGTACGACACTAAAGAACATCTTTTATATGATTTCACTCATCTTCATAGTAAATTACAAGAACCTTCTAAATACAAGAGGAAAAAACAATCTATTAAAGAATAACTATATAGAGATTATATATAATACTTTATACAGAGAATATGCAAGAATATATTGAATTATATTTAATTATTGTAAGGTGTTTTGAGGAGTGCGAGATTTAAATATATAAATAATTCTATTATAACACACATTTATAATTTAGTCAAGCAAAAAAAATGGCAGATCAATTAGAAGAATTTAAAGAAGAAAGAGATGAATTAATATTTGAACTCAATTCAATTAAAGATGGAATAGATTTAGATTATTTTGACTTGACATTAAATGAGAAATATGATTTAAATAAATTACTTGACACACAAATTACATTTTTAAAAAATACAGGAAATAAAATATATGAATTAAAAGAAGGATTAAGTAATAATAAATTAAATAAAGCGGAGAGAGAAAAATTAGAAGATAAAGCAAATAAATTATTATTATTTTTTATTGAAGAACTATCAGAACGACAACTAGTATTAGAAAAAGAAATAAGTCGTTTTTTAACTAAATAAATAATAATGAATAAAACAAATAATATAGAACTAACAGAAATGTGGCATAATCAAGATTATATCGGAATTGGTCAAACAATGAACAATGAGAATTGGACGCCTTCACAGGTTGCCGAGTTTTGTGTGTACTTTGCGAAATATGTAGGATTAAATGATTTAAATATTTTATACAAATTTTTGTAATATTACGCCGAATTTAAAATAATTTAATTAAATAATAAATAATTTAAAATAATATTGACATTTTATGTATCATCTTATATATTGGTTATATGAATAAAATATTAATACTTTCAGTTCTTATTTTAATTTCTAGTTGTGCTAATTGTAACTACGATCAAACAAATAGTTTAGATTCGCACTCATGTCCCGAACCTGGTCATGGCAGATGTTATCTTTGTGATGATCCGCTTGAGTCGGGCAAGTTCAGCAGGCACGCAGAATTTGAAAGAACAAGAAATAGAGGAAAAAATATTCCAATTAGAAATAATTTCTTAAATTTTTAGTTGACATTTAATAAATAATATAGTATCATTAATAAATAATTGAGAACAAAACTCAATCAAATTAAATAAATTGATCTTTTACATTTTAATCTCCTTTTAGTTAAGTTTTCATCTCATCGTTCAGGGCTTGACTACTAGGAGAGACTTTGGAAGGGCTTATAATCCTTCCTGTGGGTGACTGAATTAACCTGTCGTGAGCGGGTTAAGGTATGCGATTCTCTGTGGTAGAGTACCAATGGACAAATGTCTGAGGTAGGACAACACCAAGTCTAATCGTAGTTGGAAGTAGGTACTCATTGAACTGCTGTTCACGCCGAAAACTTGAGGGTATACAGGATTCCCTCCCCACATCTATTTTGTTGTCTCATCCCTATCCCCGTCTGTGTTTTTCACCTCCTTTTGGCACAGGCGGGGATTTTTTTTGCATTTTATTTGACAGGGTTTTATTTATATGCAATATTGATGATATGAAGATAACAAAAGCAAATGACCCAAGGTATAAAATTAATTTAAACAAACCAATTAAAGTTTATCGTAATCTACATAAACAATGTTGGAGTGTTCAGCAGGATGGATTAGTTAAGGCACATACTAATTCAATTAAATTGTTTGATTGCGAGTTTATTGTAAATCAAGCAGGTAGAGAAAAAGTAATTAAAGAAAGAAGAAAAAATGTTCATGCTTTCATAAAAGGTTATTTAAGTGAATTATTTGATAGCATATTAGATGCTGACAAAGGAACTGAAGTTACATACAACCCATATAAAAACGAATTCTTTTATAAGAAAGAGGATGGAGAGTCTATTCATTCGGCAGATGCAGTTCTTTTAGATGATAGAAAAGTTTTTTCATATTAAATTTGACAAATGGAATTACTTATACTATTTTTACTTACATTATTCTTATCAACACAATTACCAAATTAAATTATTATGAACAATCTCACGGCAATTAAGGCAATGGCATCTTGGACTAATATTAACGGAAAAGCTCCTGCTCCCGAAAACTATATAGATTTATATTTAAATAAAGTTGGGTTAGATAAAGTAGTTGAAGATGATTCAAATTATGATGTAGCAGACGAAGTCCTAGAATATACAAAAGAAGATATGGAAGAAGAAATAGCTATGTTAGATTTTGTAAATGATTATTCTTTTACAGAAGATGTCGAGCATTTAGAAGATTGGGGAATTAAATCTCAATTAGAATCTTAAATTATATGGATTATAACGATTATCACGAAAATAACTTCTCAGCATGGGGGGGTAAACCAACATCACCCCCCAAAGAAAAGTATCCCGAACCTGTTGAGAGTAAATCCCGCATAGGTCAAATAAATGATTTGCTTGACGAAAGATTGGCTCAAACTAAAGCATTAAAAGAAGCACAAAAGATGCAGGGAGGAAATAAATTGATTTCTATACTAAATAAGACTATAATAAATATAGATAATAAATTAAACGAATTAAAATAATGTTTTATCAAAATGAAGATGAGGATGATATTAGAGAAGAAATAATATCTAATATAGATCAAGCATCCGCATTGCATAGCAAGAATATATTAAATGAAGATTATGATAAGGTGGCATTTTTCATTAATAATTGTTCAGATAGAATATTAGAAATGATAGATGAGATAGAAGATGACGAATTAGCAATTAAACTAACTACTTTCATCGGAGCAGTATTAGGAGGTGTGGGCAAAGCCTGCTTAGACCTTAAAAGTGAAAATGCAATGCTCAAACATGATATATTAACTGAATTACAAGGGGATGTTGATCCCGAATTAAATTAATTAAAAAAAAGTTTGACATTTTAAATTATATAGATTAAGGTAGGGTATAGTTTATATTAACCCACCAACAAAAAGGAATGAAAATGAAAAATGTATCAGATTGTGAATCAGTAAGCGAAGTTCTTGAGACCATCGGAGCAGGTGAAGATTATGTAATTCGTGGAATCCCGCAATTCCCTGCCTATCGTGGAGTTTTTGATGGCAATGATAATCCTGTTGCTATTGTAAACAAATCCTATGCCAAGAATAGCTTCATGCAACCTAGAGAGGTTTTTAATTATGTAGATGATTTGCGCGAAGGTTTGGATATGCAGTTTGACACCGCAGGTTTTACCAAAGGCGGTCGCAGGATGTTTGTATCTCTTCGTAAAGTAAATGCTTTAGTTATTGATCCAAAGGTTGGCGACACTATGGACGAAGTTCTATATCTTTGGAGCAGTTTCGATGGTTCAGTCCAACATACCATAAACAAAATGATTGAAAGGTTAGTTTGTTCAAATGGTATGGTTACTAAGGATACACAGGCATCCACCAAGGTAAAACACTCGTCCATTGCACATGACAAGTTGCAGTCCTTTGTTCAAGATAACATTGAGAACATCAAATCAACTTATGCAGAAACAAAGGAGATAGTTTATTCTTTAGCTGAGACTCCTGTTACCACTTCAGATGCAAAAGAAGTAATCAACCGCCTATTCAAGGGTGAATCTAAGAGAGCAGAGAACATCAGAGATGAAGTTTTCAGCAGGTTCTCTAAGGGTATGGGCAACAGAGGTGAGACTGCATGGGATTTACTTAATGGCATTACTGAGTATCAAAACCATGGCAAATCATTTAGATCAACCGATGGTGCTAGTGCATCAGAGAATAGATTAACTTCTTTAACTCTCGGACAAGATGCAGGTTTAATGAATCGCGTTTGGAACGAATTAGTAGCGCTAAATTAATTTTAGGTTCTGCCACCTGCCCCCTCTTCGGAGGGGGTTTTTTTATGCCCGAAATAAATAAATTAAATAAATAATAATAAATAATCAAAAAAAAACAAAATAAATACGGAAAAATAATTATTCATAGCCTTTGTATAGGTATGAAGATTGAAGAAATATCACCAAAGGAGAGATTGGAATATCTCATTAACAGGTATAACGAATTTAAATCATATAGATTATTGGAGATGATAAATCCCTCTCCCGATCATGAAGGAGTAATGCTAGTGATTAAGATTGAATTAAGGAGAATAGGTTATGAAGTGGCTTTAGCTAGTGGGAAAATAGCCAGAGAAGAATATTTAGAAAAAAAGAAAAAACTATTTGACGTAGAGTAAACTATATGGTTTATTGTTATTAGTTCTTTAATATATGCCAACGTGTTCTACCTTAACTGCAATTAAGGGGTGATAAGAGAGGTGCGCTTTGCAGAGCTAACTATCCTCTTGCAGGTTCGACTCCTGCCACGTATGGCACGCCTTTAAAAAAAATTAAAATTTATTTGACACAACTTAAACCATCTGTTTTATTAGTATTATGAACAAAACAATATTCTACAAAGAAAAAACTAACTACGGCACAACTCACTTTTATATTGTATCAGAACATAAAGATGCAATCCAAAGATTGACAGGTCGTAAGACTATAACCTCAGAAGATGCAGACGCATTGCAACAATTAGGATTTAATTTTCAACTACAACAACCTTTTGCCAAATTAGTTCTTGACAGGTAAAAACAACTATATTATATTATTATCATGTACCAAACAATATCACAGTGGGATTTCGTTAGAGCATTTGCAGAGATGAACAGAGAAACCAATTTCTCCGAAGAAGGCAGGATTGCTTTGTTTGAATTCTTGGAAGAGGTTAATCCCGACTCCGAGCTAGATGTCATCGCAATTTGTTGCGATTTTACAGAGTATTCTAATTTAAATGAATTAAAGCAAGAATATTCTCATTTATTAGAAGATGAAGATTTAAGCGATGATGATGAAGTCCTTGAGTTCTTNAGAGATGAGACAGTCGTATTAGAATTAAGTAATGGCGGAGTAATAATTCAACAGTTTTAAATAAAATGAAATTAGAACAAGCAATAGAAATAGTTTTAGAATTAGCTCGTCAAAATATTATTGATGATCCTGATATGCAAGAAGAATCAGAAAAGCAAACAGAAGCTACAAATGTAGTGGAAGACTTTTTCGTAAATAACGTGTTTAATGATTAGAATAAAATAAATAATATATTTATATTAAATATATGAAAGATTTAGATATAGCACTTAAATATATACAATTTAGATTAAGAAATAACGAAGAAGTAATAATAAATAAAGAAGGAATACAAGTTAATTTAATTAAAGCAAAAAATACTATGCCACCAATGGATGCGGAAAATGCTAAAGATGTAATAAATGGATTAATGGAAGATGCTGAGCGTGGTATTCCTAGAGGATTAGATGGTGTGGACGTGGATATGTATCAAAAAATGTACGGAGTTTAGTAGTTGTTGGTAGTATATCGTTCATCGGAGTTTTATAAGTTTTCTCCGTTATCAAAAAAACTTTTTTTTATTTGACTTAGTTTTAATTATATGGTTTAGTTATAGTATGGAGACAATAGATATAACACCAAAATGGAAGTGCGCCGTACAGATAATGTTGGCAGTACTAGATAACCCAAAAGCAACTAAAGAAGCTAAAGCAGAAATGAAACAAGAAATTATTCGCTTGGCAGAAATAGTGGATGAAATGAATAAAGACTCAAAGAAAGGAGAGTAATGGAAATAAATAAAAAAGCTATAGCAGTTAAATTAAGTAAAGAGAAATCTAAAAATGGTTTTAATTTATTTAGATTAAGAGATGGGCGATTCTTTTGGGAAAAAGAAAAACCAAAGTATAAACCTCATTGGCAACTAGATTGCATAATTTAAATTAATTAGATTATATCCTGCTCAGAAATGGGCGGGATTTTTTTTTGAAAAAAAGATTTGCAATTGTTTGAAAACTATGGTTTTGTATTTGTATGAACTTATTATCAAATCCTTCAAAAATGCCTTGTTTAGGCTTTAACATTCCTGCCTTAAAGTATTGTCCTGCCGCGCAAATTTTACTTAAGAAAGTAAAAGATAATCTAGATAAACTTATTTGTTCTAGTTGCTATGCCTGCAAAGGATTCTATCAATTTGCTAACACAAAAGCTGCGCTCCAAAAGAAAGCTGATTTTATTTTATCTAGTTTAAAGAAAGATAACGGAGATTCTTTTGTAAATGAGATATCAAAACAAATCAAACAAAAGTATTTCGATAAGAACGGAAACAAAAAACAATTAAAGAAAGTAAACACAAATTTATTTCGTGTTCATGATTCAGGAGATTTATTTTCTGTTAAGTATATTAATTTATGGAAAAGGATTTGTTTAAATTTTCCTAGTATTAATTTTTGGTTTCCAACACGTGAGTATATTAGAGAAAGTCAATTGGATGCATTAAAAGATTTAGCAAGTTTGCCAAACGTAGTAATTAAACCAAGCGCTTTATATGTAGATGAAAAAGCTCCAAAGATTGACGGATTAGATGCAGGAACGTCCGTCTATAGTTGCGCAGAAAAAGCAAAAGCGGACGGGCATTTTGTTTGTCCTGCTACAGCAACGGATGATCATACTTGCGCGGGCAACAATTGCCAAAATTGCTTTATCAAAAACTTTAAAAAACCTATAGCATACTTGGCGCATTGAGCGCCAAGTCTTTTGCTATTGTTTCAAATAGATAAGAAATAAACTAAATAGAAGAAAGGAATAATATGGAATTATTAATACTGTTTTTTGCCGCGTGTCTTTTAGCTTGGACTTTATAAAAAAAGATTTGACTTCTAATAAATCATATGGTTTATTGTTTGCATGAACTTCTTATTAAAACAATACATTGACTCATTAGAATTAAACTTTTTATGGAGATTTCAAAACGAATCCTTTTATGAGGATTGGCGCGGCAAGATAATTAGTTTAAAACAAATCGAAAAACAATTCAGCCAATTAAGCGAAAAAGAATTGGATAAACTAGAAACTACAATTTATTAAAAAAAAGTTTGCAATTAAGCAAAAACCATGCGAAAAGTATATTATGAACAATAAACACCAATCCAACGGAATGAAGAAAGTCATTAAGCAACTAAAGAAGAAAGGCGTTATTCTGCACCAAACAAAGAAGGGTGCTTTTCTTAGACATCCTAAAGCTAAAGAGCAATATCTTATGCATTACAGCGAGCGAGCAATTCACGAAGTACGCCGTTGGGCAAAGCGCAATCTAGGAATCGAAGTATCTTATTAAGATGAAAGTATTAAGTAAAATTAGAAGAAAAGTTTTCTTTATTAGTTCAATACCTCATAAGAACAAAATTAAGATAATTCCAAGAAAAACAAAACACAAAAAGAAACATGATTTTATAATTGCAAAAATGGCAAAATTCAACTTTTGTAATATCAATGATAAATTCTAATATCTTAAACTAATTAAAAGGAGGAAAAAGTAATGTATATATTCGAAACATGGTTTATTCTAAATAGTTTAGTTTGCTTTTATCTAATTCATAAAGGATTAGAAGATGAATCAAAATATCAAATAGATTTGTTTGAAGATGTAAATAAACTAAATAGAAGTAAATAGTATGAGAGAACAATTAAAAAAAGAATTAAATAGATTAGTTAAAGAAGAAGACTTTAATGCTCAGTATGCAAATGATATACTTGAATTGTATGATGACGAGATAAACGATACAAGCGAGTATACTGCCTATGACAAAGCAATGCAAGACATTGACAATGTAAAAGCGGGCGAATGGGATATGTAAAAAAAAAGTTTGACTTCTGTACTTAACTAGATTACTTTGTTTGTATGATTATACTAGACACCAAAGAACAAATTCACGCCTACACAATGAAACATCTTCTAATTGGATTAAGATTGGAAGTTAAAACAAATGGTAAAATGAGACTTACGAACAAAGCGCCAACGTGTTACTCGCAAGTAAAGAAACTATTTGGATTGAAAGGAAACAGGGAAAAAGTGTTGGATCAATTCGAAGCACAATTCTACAAGCTAGGCGGTCAAATACTATGACCGCAAATAACAACATAATAAGGTAAATAAGCTAAATAAAACAAGATATGGAAAAGCAACTAAAAGGAAAAGATCTCGTTGTCTATCTAATGACTCGGTTCGACTATACACTAAAGGAAGCAGTAAAGACTTGTGAGGAAAAGAATCAAATCACTGCCCAGGAAGCGCAAGAACTAAAGAACTATCTTAAACTACCTGGAAAAAAAACTTAAAAAAGAGTTTGACGCAACGTTTTATCTGTGGCAATGTAATGACATGAGAAACAACACCAGCACTTACCACGAAACACTTCATACTTTAGTTCAAGACATCCAGGAAAACTACCTGGACGTCAACGGCGCAACCAGTGAAGAGTTTGCAAATCACTTCTGGCAACCAGTAAGCTATAACGAAACAGCGCGAGAGTCTTTCAAATTGGATAGTTTAAAAGGAAAGAACACAAGGCGTTATTTGCAAGTTGCAATCTACCGCTTTGAAACAGGGCGTTACGAACTTGTTTGCTATTCGTAAAAAAAACATTTGACAGACAGAACAAAGAGTGAGATATTAGCGTATCAAATCAAACAAAAGGAAAAAATCATGCGAAAAGTAACAGAACAAATTAAACAGGCTTTCTTTAACGGACAAGCTTTAAAAGTAAACAATACACGGACAGACGGAACAAGCGTTTGGTTGCACGGAAACGAGATAATTAAAAGAGATCCAAGCGGCGCAATTATCTTCACCTTTGCGGGTTGGGGATCTGTAACAACAAGGGAAAGATTGAAAGGGATCTTAAACGTTGACGTATACCAAAGAGATCACGAACAATACTACAACGGCGCGCAGGTCATCGACCTTTACGATTGGCACGTTGTAAGCAATTAGAACGAAATAAGAAACGTTTTTATCTGTTTTCCGTCAAATAAAACAGAACAAACTTCAAATAAGCATAAACAAATAAACTAGATAGAACAAACAAACTATAAGAAACAAAGAAACAAACTAAACTAAACAAACAAACAAACTAAACTAAACAAAAGAAATGACACTTATCTTACTTATCGTCCTTTGCCTTTACCTTTCTACTCAATTACCTTTGTGAATAACTTTCTATCTTTTTGTGAATAACTTTGCTTGACTTATCAAAAACCCTATGGTAAAGTGATTGTATAGTTTAACATTCAACCAAAGGAAAACATTATGACAACTCAAGTTCAAACCAAGCAAAACATTCTCGAAGCGCTTATCAATTACGTAGGACATTCTTTTGTAGGTCTTACAATGTTGACCGACGCAAGAGCAAAGAAAACAAACAATCCATTCGGCAAGATCTTAAAGAAAACCAAGTTGACCGCAAACATTGGCTTTCACTATAAGAATTCACTTGCCAACCAAGCGAAGCGCGAAGGCAAAGACGTTGAGTTTGACATTCAACCAAGACGTTGGGGCGTAAGAATGGAAAACACTCCATTAGTAGAACACAAAGGCAAGTATTACCTTGAGTGCAAAGTTGAAGACGTGCAAAGTGTCGAATACTTCACCGAAGAAGGACAAGCGCTCACAAAGGAACAAGTGGAAGAATTCTTGCCAACCAAGCGCCATTCTTCAACTCAAGCGCCATTGGATAAAAAAGTGATCTTGCGAGACGTAGCGATTGAAAACATTCTTTCCTTGAGAATGGGAAAACAAACTTTCCTTGGTTAAACTAAACAAAAAAGAAAACATTCTTTCCACCTCGCAAGAGGTGGTTTTTTTGTGTCCTAAATAGAAACCAAAAAGAAACTAAATAGAAGGAAATAGGAAACAAATATAAGTCAAATATAAGAGAATGAAGAAGAACAAAAAGAAACTAAACAAAAGAAAACCTTTGCCTTGGCTTGCCCTTGGTCTTGCCCTTGGTCTTGCCCTACCCTTGCCCTTGGCTTGGGCTTGGCTTGGCTTGCCTTGGTCTTGGGCTTGGGCTTGCTTGACCTTGCTATTAGCATGACTTATACGAGGTATTAGCTTGCGAGGTATTTTAAACTAAACAAAAGAAAAGTTTGTTATGCCCTTGACGTAACTTTTCACATATGGCATATTGAGGTTTCACATTCAGTATTAATCTAAACAAAAGGAAAACCAAATGAGTTACTTCATCAATTCAATCCAACCTCAAGGCACTCTTATTCAACCTCGTGAGTTTCGGCTTCAAGACATTAGCGAGCAAGAGAATGTAAATGGCATATTAGAGCAACTTGAGGTTGGTGACTATTCAACTCAATCACTCAATCACATTTGCAAAGGCTTCAAACTTATCAAGGATGATCGAGGCGAGCCCTTGACAATCGTTAGTTCAACTTACGATTTGCTTCAACCTATCGAGGCTTTCGCTTTCCTCGATTGCCTCAAGGATGAGCTCGGCTTTACTTATGAGCAAGCGGGCTTTCTTCACAATGGTAGACAACTATTCATTCAAGGCTCGCTAGGTGACTTTGAAGTGCCAACCTCAAACGATAGGAAAAAAGGCGATATTCTAAACAAAAGAATCGTTGCCAAAACCTCGTTTGATGGTTCAGTTGCTACAACCATCCAAGTTGAGCTCTTGAGAGTTTGGTGCTCCAATGGTTGCGCCTCTTGGGAAAGTGACAAGGCAATTGCCAAGGTCAAGCACACTCGCAACCAAAGGCAACTCATGAGGCTTGCACTTGAGCAAGCTACGGGAGTGAAGCAAGTCATTCAAAACCTTGAAAGTGACATTGCAACCTTGAGCAACCTTGAGGTCAACCAAGACCAATTCAATCGCATTAATGAGATTGTCTTCAATGGCGAGAGCACAAGAGCCGAGAATGTGAGAGATCAAGTTGCAAGCCAATTTAAGAATGAGCGCCTTGGGGCTTTTGGTGAAAGTGCTTGGGACGTCTTCAATGCTTTCACGGCTTATCAAACTCATGACCGAGTGACTCGCGAGACCAAGAGCACCTCAAGAGAAGAGAATGCCTTCCGAGCCCAAGGCGATGCTTCATTCTCTCGCAAGGTGCGCAATGCAATTCAAGAGGTGCTTTCAGTATGATCTTGCTTTTCTTCGCCTTACTCGCCTTTATATTGGCAAGCCAATTACCTTGAAACCAAGCCCCTCGCAAGAGGGGCTTTTTTTTGTCTATTTTAGAATGACCTAGTACCCTACCCCATTTTACAGAAAAATTGCACAATTCGATTTTCATTTTTAAGCCGTGGGGCCCTATTTTCAATATCAAAAAATCATAATACATTTTTCAATAAATCGGCGCATAATAATAAATAAAGATAGATGTGGGGGTTTTGACCCCCACCCCCCCCTATTTAAGAATAAATAAGAAAATATAAGGATATATGTTTAAATAGAAAAGTAAAAAAAAATCCAAGGGCAAAAATCCATACGCGCGATTTATATCGATATATTAGTGTATATACTATATATAGGAGGAAAACCATGGAAATACAAGAAATTGCATTCATATGCTTAGGGATTATGCTTTCTATTATAACATTTTTCTTAAAAAAAGAAAGCGTTAAAGTAGAAAAACTAGTCTCAAAAATTAGACACATAGAAGTAGAACTAGCGAAAAACGGAGTTAAAGATTGCGAAAGATGGAGAGAAACTCAAAAATTGCTAGAAGACAGAAGATCTGACATTATATCATTATATAGTAAAATTGAGAATCTTCATGAAAAAATAGATAGAAAATAAAAAAGGAGGTTATATGCGAAAAATAATTACATTAGTATTAATGTTGTTAGTGATACCATCTTGCTTACAACGAGATTTCAATGAAATAAAAGAAATTCCATTACAAGATTCAGAAAAAAGTTATACAATTCTGGATAGAAATGATATAGCTTATCATTTTGGATACCAAAAGGGTCATAACTCAATTCCTATAAAAGTGCCTACAAATGTTAAGTTTTTACTTTTAGATAGCAGATATGAGGTTGTGGATTATTTTTATTTCAGAAAATTCAATTCATGGTTTAAGGAATTAATTTTCCACAATGGCATAATGCCCATCAATCAAAATGAAACAATTGATTGTGACAACTTCGCAATGTTATATAAATCAATGTGGTCGGTAGCTGCATATTCAAACAGCAATATCATGGAATTTGCTGTTGGATTGGTAAGCGTACAGCAAGTTAATGAATTTGGAGGGATTCCATCTGGAGCCTTACATATGCTTAATATAGTATTCTGCAACAAGAACTGGTATATTTTTGAACCACAAACTGGAGAATTCATAGAACTTGATAAATATCCAAATCAAGAGTATATAATAAATATTATTTTGTAATAGATATGAAAAAGAAAAAGAAAGTTTTGTTTTATGGAAATTGCCAAGCTTCTGGGTTGGCAAAAATATTATCTCTTCATGAAAGTTTTTTGGATAAATATGAAATTATACAAAAAGGGAAATTACCTGGACACTTATCAAAAACGCACCAATCAATAGCTCATCATAAAATAAAGATTTTTGGAAAGCCACTCTATCAGGAAAAATGGAAAATTGTTGAAGAAAAATTAAAACAGACAGATATATTGATACATCATGGACTATCTGGAGAAAGAGAAGTTTGTATGAATTATGTATATCAGAATTTTCCAAATATAGAAAAATTTATAAAAGTTCCATCACATTACTTTACTGGATATTTATATGGAGGTGGGCTTGGTAAAAAACGCGGTTTTATCCAAGATGCAATTATACATTGCAAGTATGACCCCCAAAAAACAGTAAAATTTCTTCAAAATGATTATATGCCTAAATGGGGAGAATGGGTGCAAGAAGTAGTAAAAATAAATTATGATTCTATGATGGAAAGGACAGTCAAGCCAGATTATCTCGAAAAAGAAAGATTTCTGCATTTAGAATCTGCTGATTATGTAAAGAATAATTTCAGGTCAAAATTCATGAATTATAATACAGTGCATCCAACACATTTTGTTTTTGATCATTGGTTAAAGCAAATTTGCGATCACTTAAAAGTAGAACGTTTTGTTTTTGAAAAACCAATGGCTGGTTGTATTGCTGGACCATGTGAAACTATTTGGCCTGGACATTTTAAATTTTTCAAAAGTGATATTTTTGACGATTCGCTTATAGATGGAATAATGAGTATTAAATGGAAATGGAGTAACACGTTGCCCCAAAAAAGATTCGAAAAGAGAATCAAGGAGTGGTGTGAAGGATTAAATCCGTCTATTGAAACATCGAAAGAGGAAAAGAAATAGGCCTTAAAAATCTAACTAATTCGATTTTGCTGAGGTGACTATCTCCATATTCTTTTTTTACTTTATCTAAAAAATAAGACTCTCCATCAAAATGAACTAAAGGGTAAGTTTTATAATTATCCTTGTGAGGTCCTTTATCTCTACATGTAGTACATGAACCTCTTTGGAGTTTGGTTTCTTTTTCGTATCTTTCCAAAACAAGCATATCCCAGCTTAAATCGGTATCTTTTTTATTTTTAATAAAATTTGAGAAACTATTTAAAAAACTGAATGCTCCAATTTCATCATAATAAACACAAGATCTTTCTGCATTTAATCTTGTATTTACATTTAATGCCTTAAACATATTTTGGGTGAAACTATAGTTTATCACATCGTAATCCGCAAATATAACTTCTCCGTAAATTAATGCAAAATTTGCATATGCGACATGTCTTCTATAGCATTCTCTAGTATATTTAAATATAACATCTTCGCCCATTGAAACAATTTGATCTTTAGGCAAAAACTTATATAATTTAGATCCTGGGTCTTCTATATGATTTTCTATATCTACTTCAACCAGCTTTTCGTTTGAGAAAAGAAAAAAATCTTTAGAATTTAAAATTATAGGGTTGAAACCTTTTCTTTTCCAAGATTCCTCCCATAAGCGCAATAAAGTAAAAGAAGAAGAGCTTAAGGTTATTGTATCTCCGCCTGAATCTATAGATTCAAAATAAGTTATTACATTTGGTCGTGCCACATTTAATAAGAATATCTAAACCTATCAACATCTGCATGATATAATTCTTCAACTATTCTTGCTGTAGTAGAATCATAATAAGATTCATATGGCTTATGAGTTGTGACTCTTAATTTTTTAGGTATAGACCTTTGTTTTCCTAGCTTGTCACATAAAAGCATAAAGTCTTTGTTTAATGATTCAATTTTCCCGACAAAATCTACATTTTTATCAATATAAAAAGTTTGAGGCCTAAAGAGAGAAATCTGCATTAATGGATTTGCATTTACAGAACACATTTGATTCGGAAAAAGAGTTTCAGAATCTTTCTTCAAAGATTTAACGAAAGTTTTAAAGTTAGCAGAAACTTTGTAGGGCTGATCTTTTTGCAGCCTATACCAAAGAAATGAACTCAATAATCTATCCCAAGGATTTCTTACGAATGCAATAGTATAATGATGATTATATATTTTAGGAGGTGCAGACGAGACCTTTATAGGAATATTTCCACCTGTGCTATATCCTAGTGCGGTATTTAAAGATGCGCTAGCAACTCGTGGTACAGGAAAAAAAACATAATCTTCTCTTACATTCATATATATTTATCGTGTTGTTATTTATATTAAAATTTGTATTTAAAATATTCTATATCTTTTTTATATATTTTCGATATTATTTCAATAGATTCATCGTCATAATAAAACCTCCAATCTTTTCTTTTCAATGTATTGTTTGTTTTTTGTTTGGCAATATCTTTATTCATATTAACCTTCATAAGATTGAATACTTTTTTTAGATCTTCATTAAAGTTTTCAAATTTACCAATAAAATTAAAATCTTCTGGAGCATTATCCATCCAATATAATTGAGGCTTAAATAATATTAATTGAGAAAAGTCTTTAAAAGAATCTTCAGAATCATTAACACCTTTTACAAAATCTTTAAATAGAGGATATTTAAAAAATAAGTCACAATAATTATTTTCTTCTCTTACTTTTGATGATGCTAAATAATAACCTTGCCTGCCGAAAAACCAAGAGCTAACCAGTCTAGACCACGGATTACGAACAAAAGCAAAACAAAAGTCAAAAGGCTTAGGCCAAACTTTCCCATCAGGTGTCTTATTAGGCAGCTTGATGTATTTTCTGTGCCTTTCATGCTTAACACCCAACAACCTCCTTACTGTACCACTTCCCGTCTTAGGAATTAATGGGCAAAAAATTCTATTTTGCCTTCTAATCATGGGGGTTATACGTGAAACAGTTATCGTAATCGTAATTCATTGTGTCGATAACAAATTTTTCTTTCTCAGCAATTAAATCAACTATTTCTTGATCAAAAACATCTTGCATTGTTTTTGAATAATTACCTTTATTCGAATGTTTTAATTCGAATTTTTCTGTTACCCCCATTAAAGAAAAGAAATTATTTAATTCCTCTTCTAATCTTTCAAATCTAGCAACATGATCCACATAGATATTTCCTTTATGCGCGAAAAACCTTTCTTGATTTCCATTACCGTTTATAATTCTTTTCATTATAGCGTTGTCATGCCTGCAAGTTTCGAAAATTTCAAAAGCCAGCTTTCCTTGCCTTATTTTTGCCTCGTCAGCGTATGGATTACTTTTATTAGCCAAATACCATTTTTTTGCCTCAAATAGGTAATTGTATTTGCTAAAAAATCTAGTCCAAGGATTCCTCACTACAGTAAATTTAAAATACTTTGTCCAATCCCAAACATGATCCTTGGATTGATCGAATTTTGAATCAAATTGTTTTTTTATACGAAATAATGTATCATGCTGATAAAATTCGCTCTGAGGGTCTGGCTTTCCTAAAATAGAAATTATTTTAAGGGGAGCAAGAGTCTCCCTAATTGATCTAGTTCCCGTCTTAGGAATATCTATTGTAATAAATTTATGTTTGAATGAAGCTATCATAGGTAATTATTATTATGTAAAATAGAAACTTTTTCTAAGGTTTTTTTTCTACTGTATTCTTTTGAGAAAAGAGTGCTGTAGTTATGCTCCCTTATGTGTTTAGTTTTTTTATAAAAATTAGTCCAATCTTTTTTGGTGAATTTAGAAAACTTTTTTACAGCTAAACATGCAGTCTTGATCCGATTATCTGAATTAACTACAGAATCATAGGATTCATCAATAAATCCATCAAAAGTTTTAAAGCCTTCAGACCTTAACAGGTCTAAAGCTTTGTAGTTACCAATTAACACAAAGGGGTGTTTCATCGCTATAGCTTTAATAATCTTTTCGGTATACCTATTCGTGTAAGATTCGCATTCTGTATCTTGTATTATTGAGAGATAGGTATTATTATAAATATCTTGATCAATAGTAAGCCTAGATCCAGAAAAATAATCATAATTCTCTCCCTTTAAATCTCCAGCACTTATTTTTGAAAAAAAATTCTCATCCTTAAATGCTCCAGGAATCATTTTCTTTAATCTAATGCAAGAAGGATCCGTCTCATTATTTTTCTCTTTAAACAAAGTTGAAGTAGTTAAAAATTTAGATTTTAAAAGTTTAATATTTTGAAAACTCTCAACAGATTTTATTTTACTATGTCGAACGCCATAAGGGTCTATAAAGCAACCAATACTATAATTAAAAAAGGAAGGGCGAAGCTTACTTTTAAGAGTGACTGGCTTGTTGTCGAACTCTTGCCCAAATAAGAAATTGGGTTCGGAAAAAAAGTTAAAATAATCCAAGCCCCCTTCACCACAAATTTTTTGATTTTGACAAACTATTTTAATCCTGCAATTAAAATATCTCTTGTAACTTTTTAAGCAATGAAGTAAATGATCTTTTTCAAAACCCCCGATACCACCTTGTGTTGAGAAATTTAGTATAACTTTTTTAATATTATATTTTTTAAAAATATTGTAATCGGTTGTATTAAATGAATAATTAAAATTTTTATTTTGCATTGATATAATCAAACAGTCTGCTCCTGTAAAATTTTTTGAAGTTTGCTTTACAGTGGTTTCTGTCAAAAAAAGATTGTATGATTCTGGACTTAAGTTGCCATTTAGATTAGACATTATGGCATGATTAACATTCGCACCTAACTCATGAGGCCTAAAGAATGAAAACCTTGGGTCATTTAATACTTCAACTATCTTCATTAAAACTATTTAAAGTTGTTAAAAACTTATCTTTAAGTATATCTTGATTATGCTCGTTTGCATCATAAATATCTTCGCAAGCTGAATCTATATTAATCCAATCTTTTTCAGATATATGATTGATTTTTCGTATTTCTCCAAAGACATGATTTACCCTGTCTTCAAAACTGTCTAAATCATCATACGTTTCATCTATAAAAAAATTGAAAGTACGAAATCCATCAGACTTTAAAGATGATATCGTTCCCTTAGACCCCAGAAAAAGCAAAGGCTTCCTCGATCCCAATGCCTCAAGTGAAATTTTTGAATAAATATTTTCTGAGTAAACATCCTCTTCGATAACTAATTGAACCAAAGAAGAGTCATACATAAAAACTTTATCATCTAATATCTTGGAGTCATTAACGAAATCTTTATTTGGCAAATTTAAATGAGATATTTTTTGCAAGCTTTCGTCGTAGTCGCTAGCAAAAACATCCACGCTAGTTTTGGGGAAATTTCTATATATTTTAGACAATATATCATGCTTGAAACTCTTATGCTTGATCGAATTAAAATTGCAAGAAAATAATTTTAAATTAGACCCAAAGGCTATGCTCATTCTTTTAGATTCAACCCAATCACTTCTGCGATAAAAAACTATCTCTTCATCACAAAGATCCAAGTTGTCGCTAAAAAACAACACTTTTTCAATGTCGTTATGGTACAATACGAACTGTCTTAATAATTCTAAATCTTCCCAATTTATATTGTGGGACTTTGGTGATACAGTCGTATCTAATATCGCAATTTTTCGAAAATTGTAAAAATCAGACTGGATCGTTCCATTAAAAGTCAAACAATCTTGCCTTAAAATAACTAACCTCTGGCATTTCATTTATTCAGGCAAGACTCGTATATTAAATAATCATGATGAGTTCTTTTGAAAAACGCGGCTCTTACATCCTCGGATAAGTCTGAAATTTCCACCTTCTCAGCGGTTTTATGGTTAGATGTATTTTTAACTATGTTAACGCTCCATTCTTCGGGAATATCACTCGTAGATATACCGTAGCAGGATTCAAAAACATCATCTAGCAAATCATCTGTATCTGAAATGTCATAAACTTTAAACTCTGCCAAAATATCCTTAACAAACTCACAATGAAAATCTTCTATACCTTCTTGATCAGGCATGTTACACATGACTCTTATGATCCACGAGTCTTCAATATGCAAAGACTGTAAATATTCTTTGAAAGTCGAATATACAATTTTTCCATGGGTTCTCTCGTGCTTAGATTTGTCTGAAGTGATATAATTGAAAAAAGATCTGGCCCTAGCGTAAGGATTCCTCAAAATCAAATGTTTTAAATATTTAATATTTGTTCGCTTGCCATTTACAAAACTGTCCCTAAATATTTTTAATATTTTGTCGTCGATCACAAATCCATCAGCTTCAATAACCACAGAAAAAAGAAAAAAATTGCTCCATTTTATTTTACTGCAATTAGATAGTGTAGTCTTCAAGTATCCTGTTTGAAACTTACTACCTGAAGAGAAAAGGCTGGTGTCTAAAGTTGAATGAAGTGGATCAGCCATCAGCACTCTGGCTAAAATCATGGTGTCATCTTCATCATCGTATATTTCGATGTTCTTAATGCTCTCAACCGTTTTGTTTGTTTTATTTTTTAAACCCTGAACATCGATCCATCTTTGCTTATACATCCTTCTAAACTTACGAAAAAATAAAAGCATCATACTAATATAGTATGTGCCAGCATTTTTAGGGACATGGTAGAATGCGGGAATTGTGATTTGATCTTTAATATTCATGCGTATTAATTTATCATTAAGTACTTAAACTCTTTGAAATCTTTTTCGTACACTTGTTCAATTTTATTCCTCATCTCTTTACTGTATAGAGAAATGTTATTTTTCTTAAAAAATCTATCTGAGTTTTTTAAATTTTCTGAGTTTTTTAATTTTAATTTTTTTCTAATTTTAAAATATTCTTTATGTAAATCTTCGTATTTGCATATAAAACTAATGCCCCTATCTAAAAATCTATATTGATGAATAAACATTTGTTGTTCGACTGCCGCAAGTTCAAGGCCATTAAGAATAAAATCTTCGAAACTGTGATACGGAGAAAGAAATTTTGTTTTATCGTACATATCTTGCGCTGTGTTATCGCCCCCAGTTAATAAATGAAAATAAGCGCTCACACATCTATCGTAAGGATTTCTGACAAAAGCTATCGAGGCATAATTATCAAATGCAAACTGAGGGATTGCAGATGCTGGTAGAAAGGAATTTTCTTTAGAGAAGCCTCCTATGGCATCCTTAACAACAGACCCTCCACATCTAGGTATTTGCACATAAATAATATCGTAAAGAGAACTTATATTGCTTGGGTATTTATGAGTTAAGAATGCCCTATACTTTTGTTTAAATTGATCTTTCTTACTATCTTCAATTTTCATTTTATATAAAATAATCTGATTTATATTTTATTTTAATTAAATTTTTAATTTCAAAAAACTTTCTAATAAGATCAATTCTAGATTTATTTATATCTTGATCTTTAGGCAGATTCAACCTATCCATAGCATGGTCGCAAAATGCATGAGAAAAATGTAATGTATATTTACCGAAGTCGGCTTCTGTTGCCGTGAAGTCAAAAGTAAGCCTATCTGAATGTCTTTGAGTGTCTATTTCAGCAAAATCTTCCTCGCATATATCCGACCTGTTGTAAACCAAGAACTCCTGATCATGATAACAACTTGGCACGGTGCATTTCAATAAATCTAAATTTTTATTTGATATTGAAATAATTTTTTTACAAAAAGATTCGAAGTGGGAAGAATTGCCAGAAACTAAACAAGGAGTACATCCATGGTAAAAATATAATTTATCTTCATTATCTTTGAGCCAACCAGAGGCCTCCTCAATGGTTAAATTTGAATTTATAACATCATAATCACAAACAAAGACCGATTTAGATATTTTATTATTTTTTAGAAAAACAGAGTAAGCGAGCCATCTATGGTAACATGCTAATCCGTATTCGTCGATAGGTCTGTCCATAATTTGCTCATGTATTTCCTTAATTGAGTTTGAAAATTCCTCAAAATACGGATGCTCTTTAGCATTACTTACATCAACAACAATTGGCTCAAACCCTCTCTCGCTCCAGGAATTTTTCCACATAGAAATGCATTCATCTTGATAAGCAAATTCAATATTATTATAAAATGTTAATATTTTCACTCTAAAATATATTAACCAAAATATTTGTTATTTAAATTTTATTTTATAAAAGTTGGAGTAAACCCAGCATAAACCTTTTGAACTTCTTCATTTATAAAATCATTATATATTTTTATCATCCAATTACCCAGCACTAAAGCCGAATAAGAGTCTTTACGGGCCTTATTGGGCCCTGTGGTCCTTTTTAAAGTGTCAGGAAGGTCAAAGGTCTGGTTTCCTTGCGGGCTCGTTTTTATCTGTATCAGGGCGCATTGAGACTTGGTCACATCAATCATGTCTTGTTGGTGCTCGACGAAGTCAATCATTTTCGCACCATCAGACTCCTTCTCGTCCACAACATTCTTAAAAAATTTCAATTTCTTGATTGGAATCTTTGAAGATATTTGTCGCTTATAATCATCTTCCATTGCTCTCCCTGCGAACCATATTTTCTTGTGATCAAAATTTGCCTGTAATAATTCATTAGCTCGTCGTATCCAATTGCTAGTAGGCTTTCTTAATATACAGTACTTTCTCTCTTTTGGGTTATATTCTTTTTTAGTCATCAATAAGTCTTCCTTATAGTTTTCTGGCCTTTCGAAATCAGCAGTTAACATTTTAATATTAATTGAAGATTCCTTAAATAAACTACTCTCATTACATGCATTTATAAATTGAACTCCGCCGTTGTAATCGCCAACCATAGCAACTATATTAAAATTATTAATCAGATAGTGGAAATAATTTATGTGATGCTTAAGATTTGTCCCTGGCATTGCATAAGAGTGGACAAGAACCCCTGTACCATTTTTATTTAATTTAAAAATTTGTATAGCGAAGTCGTCAGAACTATCTGACTCAGCCCAACTAGGGTCAAAAGAAAGTATATATTTCGCACCTGAATCGCCTTTTACTTCGACAGAAGGAGAATCTCCATCTGCAATTGTACATGCCGCCATACGAGATGTTTTAAAATATCCAGAGCTATCATCTGTAAATATAGCCCCAAACTCTCTATCGAATTGAGACTGACTCATAGTAGCCTTTGACTGCAAGATTAAATTTTCGTCATACAATTTTTTAGGAGCACAATCGTAAGAAAACTGCATAATGCATCTAGTTGCATTTCCATCTTCTTTTACGTTTCCTTGAATTAAACTTTCGAATTGTTCATAGAGCTTGTAAAGGTATTCAAATTTATAGGAGGCAGAAGACAAGGCTATTAATTTATTGTTGGGCCATTTGCGTCTATCCTCTTCTTTCATTTTGCCGTCTTTGATAAGTTTAGTTTCAATATTGTGCATCTTCTCCCTTTCGACAGGATTTTCTACAACAGACAAAAACGGAACAATTACCTCATTATAAATTCTTTCTGGCATCAATAAAAACTCATCAATAATTATTCTATGAAAACGAAAACCACGAAGTTTAGAACCATCGCCTAGAGGCAAAGCTCTAATTCTAGAAGACCCTATTTCCATCAGCCATTCGTCATTACTTTTAGACTTATGTGTAATACATTGCTGAAGTAATGCGGCATTTGGTTTAGATGCGATATCTTCAATCTTCTTGAAGATCATTTTAGACTGACGAAAAGATTTCGATAAAATCCCTATCTCAACTCCCTGATTTAATATTGCGTCCAAAAATGCATATATTCCTGTAGTGAAAGATTTCGACATTCCTCGAGACCAAACCCCTAAAGTGTAATCAGTTTCAAACATGGCTTTAATTGCCATATGTTGAAATGGAAAAAGTTCAACTCCTCCTATTAAGCTAGTAGTGAAAGTTATGTTTTCCCTTAGGAATTTATACAAAAGAACTTTGGCTTCTTCTTCGTCTTCTATAAACCCTTCAATCTCTTTAAGCCGAGAATTGAAGTCTTCTTTTTTCAGTCTACTCTGATTCCCCTGATCCCATGTCATATTCTCTGAGAGCTCTCCTGCAAAAATAATCTTCTGTTTTTAAGAATTCTTTTATACAACCAAGCACTTCACTTACTTTGTATGGAGCACAAGAACTGAGATTTAAAAAAACCTTATGGCCTTCCTCTACAAAATTAGCGGTAATCAAAGAATTCATGTTTTCATGGACAAGTCGAAACCCTTTCATTCTACTTTCATGATCACCAAAAGGGTTTACCATTCCGACAATTTCTTCGCTTGGTTCGATAATTTTAGAAATTGCCCTTGCGAACTCTTTTATTTTAAGTTCATTGAATACATTGGGATCGCAATCAAAAATATCTATCATGCAATCAACAGACCATATTAGTTTTTCTTTATTTTTCATAAATTTTCTTATCTAAAAAGTATTGTACATCAACATTCCATAATTGTTTTCCAAATAATAATAACTTTGGAATGATCTTTTTCAAGCCAGATCTGTTATTTGCAAAAATTATTTGACAGCTATCTTGAAATTCTTGAGATAATTTTTTTGTATTATGCCAGATATATGGCATCTTTGACTTGTGAGCAGAAAATAAATTATTTTTTGTAATTTTCTTTATGTCGCTCTCGACCACGACAAACAAATAAGAATTAAATTCCCTTGCTCTTTCAATCTCCCTAATAAATCTTTCAAAATTTTTTCCACTCATGGTCGACTTGAAGTCCGCTTCGCTTTTTCTATCTATAAAAGTGTAATTGTAATATTTAGAAGAGGCGGAATAATCCCCAAAATCTAACTTTAATTTCTGTGAATTATTAAATTCTATAGGCTTTTGTTCCCTTGTGTCTATGAAAATTTTAAAATCGTCAGGTATTTTCTTGGTCCAAAAATCTGCAGGAAGATTTTTGTAAAAATTACTTTTGAGACCTAAAGATTCAGAGAATTCAGAATAGCTTTTAAAAAACTTTTTATATATATCTATGCTTGGAAGGTTTGCCAACTCTAACTCGATATGAGACAAGCCATTTAGTGATTTTTTTATTTGAACTCTTTTTTGGTAAACCTTCTTAATATATTCGGAAACCTCTTTAGACTTAGCGGCATCGCACCATTCATGAAACTCTTTTGAATCTCTAAATTCGCTTTCAAAATATTGATCATAATTTTTGAATAGAATTTTTTTCTGAGAGAGTCTTGACAGCCTTGGGTAATAATTTTCATAATAATCTTTTAGTGAAAGATCGTGTACTCTGGATAAATGAATATGCAGACCCCTTAGCGAAGTAAAATCTTTTCCGCAAACTTTGCAATTGAGGTTATTTTGAGACATAAGGCTTCGCATGCCCTTCACCTAATAAGATATTATTAATAGAGGCTCCATTTTTATAAATCTCACCAAGAACTCTTCCGTACTTACCGACACCTTTTGATTTTAGAATCAAATTGCATTCTTTATCTAATTCACACCACTCCTCTACTCGTTTTTTTGCCGCAAGACCTTTCTTTTTTTCAATTTTATTTCTGGTTCTAACTTCGGGAGTATTAATACCACTCAACCTTATTCTTTTTTCAACATATATATCAAAGCCTAAGTCAACAAGGACATCTACAGTGTCCCCATCTACAACTTTTAATACACCTCTAATTTTATAAGTATACATATTATAATATATCCTCCCTTCTTAACCCTAGAATCCTTGCCTTCCAGGAATCCATATCTTCCAGTCTATCAGCTTCTTTATCGACGAGTAGTTTTTGCTTTTCGGCCATCTCTATCATTCTGTTTCTTTCTTCATGATCTTGAAAAGATTGAACTAAATTGAGTACAGATGCGAACTTGTCTTGCTTGTTCTTCATTCTAGCAGACCTGTCTCCGTTTAATTTTTTAATTAAAGATTCTTGCCTTTGTTCACACTGATGATATTCTGCGCTTTTAGCTTTTAGTATCTCAGCAAGTTTAACTGACATTTCTGTTTGATCTTCACAGTCATCAAACATTCTATTTAATTTCTCCATGTTCCTTTGTATCGTTTTTAAATTTATATAATCAACACAGACATTAATATATAAGTTTAACTCATCTGCGGTTAGGTCACTCTTATCCCAACATGCCCTGACGAATTCAGCTTCAAATAATTTTCTGTCCGCACAATTGTAAGTATTCATCAACTGTATGAACCTGGGGGAAGAAAGATACTTTTTTAAACTAAGAACACAATCTTTATCAATCCTTTTTAAAGATTTTACTTCTTCGGGTAAATCAGCTTGAGCTAGATCATTAATGATTTTAATAAGTTTTAATTCTGAAACAGGAGGGGTATATTCAAAAACTTCATCATCTTCCTCGGATCTTATAAAATCAAAAGAATGAGTTTTTAAAAAATCAGCAACGACCCTCTGTTCGGCACTTAAATTTTTAACTTCAGCATCTTGAAATATAAGTTGTGCTATCTGAAGGCTGCTTAATTTATCTTTTGAGTATTCTACTATTAATTTTTTTTGCTCTTCACTCAGCGAGACCTTCTTTACCTTTTTATGAACTTTGGTTTTGTAACCATACCCCTTTTCAAGCATGTAAGCCGCAACAGCCTTTCCTTCTTTATTTCTTCCGTCAAGATTATCATTTTCGAATATAGTTCTAGTTATTTGATCAATATCAGGAATCCTGAGATAATTATTATCAATGAATTTTTTTTGTTCGTCGTTTAACATTTTACCAAATAAAATCCTCGTTATTTAAAAACTTTTTTGCAATTTTTTTGAATTTGCTTTTTAAATTTTTAATTTGTTTGTATCCTCTTTTTCTACCAACTTCATTTGTTTTGTAACCTAAAACGTCAGCAACCTCTTCTTCTGACATACTATCTATAAATAACATTTTATATATTTTATAATGTTTTTCCGATAAATTAGTTTCCATAGCTGAATGAACTTTTTCTATCATCACATCTATAGTTAACATATAATTAGTCTGAGAAGAATTGTCTCCATTATAGGCATCAATGGGAACGGCTAAATGTATATTATATGCATTTTTTTTATGTCTTGCCCATTTTTTATACAACGGGCAATTATCGTCTTGCATTTTTGTGTGAGTAAAAGAACAACCATTAGTTTCACTCTGATCGTTAAAAGGACAGCCAGAGCAAGGTTTAGCAAAGTTTTGATAATTATTTCTTAAAAGATTTTTTATCTGATTTGATATAATCGTATTTAGCCATGGCTCAATCGGTCTAGATTGATCCCATTGATCCCACTTTTTGAATATATGAGCTCTTATAATTTGACTAACATCATCATAATCCATCCATGTTATCGCAGTAAGCCTCCACTTGGATTTCCTTTTAGATATTTCTTTGTCAATTATTTCCGCTTTTTCTTCGTACTGGAGCTTTTGTCTTTTTGGCACGTGAACTTTTTTTGGTTTTTTCTACTTTCCTTTGTTCCTTTATTTCCTGAGGCATGTCTCCAATAAAGTCTCTTCCAGAGTACTTTGTTTTTTCGTAAGATACTTCGTAAGCCAAAGATCGTAAATTAGGCACTTCAGTTGAATCGCTTTCGTCTTCATTTAACTTCTGGGGCTCATTTTTGATTAGGTTGCTTTTTGGTGCAGCCTGCAAGCTTACAAAAGAACTTCCGCAGTTATTGCAAAAATTTGGCCTTTGAAGGTTGTAATCATTTTTTGACCCACAGTGCGGGCAATATATACTACCCATTTACAATCCTTTCTAATATTTGTTGAGATTTTTGTATATTTATATGGCTTTCGCTTTTTATTGTATTTCCCGCGATAACTTTGGCACAGATTTCGTTTGCATCTTTATCTTTATCTTTGTCTTTATTTTTAATTTCTAACTTAACTTCCTGTACATTGGGGTCAGATAATAAATCTATAATAGTTTTTTTATTTCCTGCGGCCTGCATTTTTTTCTGTAACACCACACAAACTATTGTAGTTAAAGAGGATAATATTGCTATTAAGATTTCAGTCATATACACTAATTATATATAGTATATATATTTTTTTTCAATTTTTTTTTAAAAAAATTAAATTATTTTCTGTTGAGTTTTGAGATTATATATTTTAAAATCTCACTTCTTTTGATATCTGAGTTATTGAAACGAAAAGTATGAATACCTTTTTCGACACTTTCCTCATCATCAAAAATTTTAATCATATCTCCATATCCGCTTTTACCGTTTATATCGCTTTGCATTAAATCGCCGCAAAGAAAAAGTTTGCAATTATCTCCTAATCTAGTTACCAGTGTCGTTAATTCTTTGAATGTAGCATTTTGAGCCTCATCCATTATTACAATTTTGTTTTTCCAGCTAGTGCCACGAAGAAAATTTATAGGCATGGCATCTATTCTGCCGCTAGTTATCAACTCAGTTTTAACTGTAGTACTTTGAGGAATCATCTCATCTAACTTTTCCGTTAAAGGAATTATGTAAGGGTTAAACTTTTCATCAAGCCCCCCAGGGAGAGCTCCCAGTCCTTTATCTGCACTTTCTATAATGGTTCTTATATAGAGCAAATCTAATGATTTATTATTCGAAAGACTTTTTAATGCACTATATATAGATATATAAGTTTTTGAACTGCCAGCAGGACCAGAAACAAAAACAATTTTTGTTTTTTTGTCCAAAGCTATTTTAAGAAAAATCTTTTGTTTTTCAGTTAAGTCAAGGCTTTGTACTGGAAATTTATCGAAGCTGCCTCCAATAATTTGTTCTTTATCGTTTATTTTTTTTGTTCTTGTTTTTTTGTTCATTTATCAAGTTAACGGTTAAATTATTAAGTATAATTTTTTTTTGTTTATTAGAGGCATGATGCCAATCCCAGTATACACTACCCATCATTTTTTTTATTTTTTTTTGACAGTCGAAAACTTCATCTTTCATTTTATCTAATTGCTCGAAAGATGTATCTTCATATTTAATCTCAAGCTCTCCAGCTAGATCATAAATTTTATTTATATTTCCTTGTTTTTTTGCTTCAGTTAATTTTCTAAATAAATCAGTGTCATCGGTGTTAGATTGGTCGGGATGAGACATCATTGCAACCTTCCTGAATAACACCTTTGAATTTTCTTCGTCTAATTTCTTTTTTGGCTCTTCCAATGAATCATCTTCAGAAAAAGGAGAATCTAAATTGTATTTTTCAACAATATTAATTATAATAATATTTAATTCACCGACAGCCTTATCAAAAACATTTTTTACATAAATGAATTCGTCAAAAGCATTTTTCCATTGTCTCCTAACTCTATTAAATTCTTTCTTTTTTTGATCAAATATAGAATTTTGGGGCATGTTATATATATGATATGAAAAGCATTAAATATGTCAAAAATATATGTTATGAATATTCAGACGACGTTGCATATAATTTAGAGGAGCGGGAAATTAACATGATTATTCATAAAAAATACATGAAAGACTTTTTGAGTAAAATAAAACATACAGGCTGGGGGATTAAAAGATCCAACAAGCAATATTTCATTTACACCCTAGCTCTTTCTAGGGTTTTTTAATTTGCTTATAATTGATATAATCAAGCAAGATCCCACCACAGAAGAAACTATCACAAAAAATACATGAGGCGAGTCACATTGATTTTGTTCTATAACAGGCGCAGCCTGGAGAACCGCATCATCTGTAATTTTAGTTTTATTGAAATTTGTATTTTTTTTGGAAATACAAGATGTATTTAAATAAAATAGAAAAAAAACAAAAAAAGAATTAAATATATATTTCATAATGTCTTCAAAACTTAATTACACGAAATCTCTAGCAGTTTTTTTTGTTTGCACTGAAAACGAACTCAGAAGCGGAGAGCTTGAAGGCTCTATATTAAGTTTTTTAAACAAAAGACCTTCATCTAAATACAAATTTGATCTTATTTTATTTTTTAATAAAATAATGGAACAGGAAAAAGTTGATAAGATTTGCCATGTAACCAAAGGGTTTTCAAACATTAATGAAATCAAAATAGTTTCTTTGAATTTCGATGAATCAGAAGATGTATTTTGGTATCCATGGTTGAGGACTCCAAAGCCTATTAAGCTTCCGAGATTAGGATATACATCTGGAGCAAACCTGTTATTTTATAGAGCCATTAGATCTATGATCAATGACGAAAAGTCTTATGATAACTTTTTGATGCTTGAAGCGGACAGTTATGCTATATCACAAAATTGGTTTGATTATGTTTTGGAATTTTCGGAAAAGAATGATTTTACTGTAGCGGGAAGCAAATACAAAGGAGAACAGCTCTGCCATTATACATCAGAATACAAAGATCATCTAAATGGAATTGCAATATACAAAAACTGCAAATCACTAAAAAAACTCATACAGGAATCAGAAAATTATGTTCAGGACAATTTGCCTGAACATGGATATATGAACTTTGATATAGCAAATTATTTGGCTGCAAAAAATGAAAAAGATATCGTTTTAAAAGATACAGACTTCATAATAAATATAAGTGACCCAAGAGATAAAAATTTATCCAAAGAAGAAATTGTTAGTAAATACAAAAAAGCCAAAATAATTCATCAAAAAGGAATACAGCCGCTGAAGCTGTTAAATCCAAATTTTTGTGATACAGATTATGAGAAAAAAATGCCAGTATTTTTCTGCAACCCTCATTGCGGGTCAGAGTATACATTAAGTGTGATAAGATCTATGGTTGACAAAAAAGCTATTGAATTTAAGAAAAGGTCTGTAGTATTTAGAATTCAAAGCGAGCAGGGTGCCGTAATAAAGGTGTTTTGTGTTGTTGGTAAGTTTTTTAGAAGATACCCTAATGATTTTTTTATCTATCAATCTGGATCAGAATATCATATAGAATACTATAATTTTACAAAGATTATTGAAGAAGGTTCTGCTGATATAATTTCAGTCGCCCTTGACTTTAGGTATTCAAAAAACTTTGATCAATTATGTTTTTCTATGTTTAGACATTTAATGGATAAGATCAAAACTACTCCTGTAATTTATACTTTTATAAAAAATCCGATTGATGTAAAATGCACTCAGTTCACTCAATTTATAGAATCAAGAAATAAAGGGAAGTTGGAAAAATCGAAAATGACTTTAGAAAATTTAATGTTTTTGGCTGATTTCAAACACATCAACTTTTTCCAAAAAACTTTTATTGGAGTCGATAAGTCAATATCAGAAGATTTCGCCAAAAGCCACACATTGAACTGCTTAGAGAAATTTAACATATTTAACATAAAAATTATCGATAAAGTTTTAGGTTTAATGTTTGCTAAATACCACAATTGCATCATCAATAGGCTTGATGCAAAAAATGTTTCATTGAATCATACAATAGGAAAAATATCCATGCATGATTCATTTATCGACGGGGAGGTATTTAAGAGAATTAAAAAAAATTTAAGTTTTGATTATATGATTTATGATAACTATACAATTAACGAAGTAGATATGAGAAAAATCCCTTTGTTTTTTGTGCCTCTTGGCGGAGGGTTAGAATACTTGAAAGAATTTAACGAAAAATATTTTTTGCAAGAATTTATTTTTCAAAAAACAGATAAATTTGGAATATTGCAAATTCCCAATGACGAAAATTCTTTTACATTTATATATTTAAGAATTAAAAAATACGAAGCATTTAATTTAAAAGTATCAAAAAGATTAGGTAAAATATACAAAGGCACCTTTAAAACCTTAGAGGATGCTCTTAAAGAACAAGAAGTGGAAATGATGTCCGCCATTATTGGTCACTCCCCAACCTTGCAGGGAAATAATTTTTACAGAATTTTAAGGCTATGTAGAATATATTCTTGTGTGGCATATCCGATACTTCCAATAAGGCATTGTTCTGCTAGAATGGACGAAGAGCCAGACAGAAAAGAAGAAGAATTTTCAATAGCCAAATCCCTAGGATTAGATGAAAACAAAAATGCATTAGATGATACATTGGATTTTTTTATAAAAAACAATTTCGAAATTATCCAATCAAACAATTTAGAAAAAAAATTAAAAGCGATTTTTAAGAACATATTTAATTTAGATGCAAAATTAGTAACTAAAGAACCTCAACCGCGTTTAATTGGAAAGATCACCAAGAAAAATACAAAACTAGAACAAGAAGATGATTTATTCGAGCTTTTAAAATTATAAAATGAAAAAAATATATACATACCATCAAGAGGTGAGCGACTCAAGAGAGCGGCTCTACAAGGAAATGATCAAAGCCTGGAAAAAGAGCTGGAAGCAAAAAGGCTTTGAGCCAATAGTACTAGGATTAAAAGATGCAAAAAAACATCCATATTACGAAGAGTTTGAAAAAAGAATAAGGTCTGCGGCTAAAAAAGTTCAAGAAAAGCCTACATCTATTTATGGAATTAGTTGTTGGTTAAGATGGCTTGCATATGCCACTCAAAAAGACGAGTATTTCTATGTAAGTGATTATGATGTATTAAATAACAATTTTTCCGTAGATACCGAATTCGAAAAAGAACTTCATTTAATGGGCGGTTGCTGTCCGTTTTTTGCCAGCGGCAAACCTCAGCAGTTTTATAATTTATGCAAATTATTTGTTGAATTAACACTGAAAAGAGCAGAAGAAATAATTGCAATAAAAAATCAATGGAATGAAAAAATAAGCAATGGAGGTTTATCCTTCAGGCATTATCATGATCAAGAATTTTTTGTTTTAAATCTTCAAAACAAATCGAACTCAAATGCGGAAAGAATCAAAAAAGATAACGACATTAAGATTACGAAAAATTTAAATGTGGCCAATAAATTTTTGGGGTTTCATGAGAAAAATGCTCAAGTAGTTCACTTTTCTGGATACTGCCTGGATCAGTTGGCGAAAAATCATGGGAACAGATATTTCTCAAGAGGGGGTGTAATGACAGAGTTCGCAAATAGATAGTTAAAAATTTTGGTGTAATTCATTTTATGAGTAACAAAGTATTTTGCTATTATCAATCTTTAAGTACAAAAGATCAAAAAACAAAAGGGCGTCCAGGTTTTTCTTGGTTCTCAAAAGACTCTGCTCGACTTTTAGATATATGGGCTGAGAGCTGGGAGTCTCAAGGGTGGGATCCAGTATTTTTAGATTTAAAGGATGCTCAAAGACATCATGCATGGGATGATTTATTAATAGATGATGAGAGCCCAATTTTGAATGCATGCAGCTCTCTTCACCCCAAAATGTACATGAAGGCCGCATTTTCAAGATGGTTCGCATATGCTAATGCAGCCAACGAAAATAAAAATGGTTTTATAGTTTGGGCGGATTATGATGTAATCAATTGGGGTTTGAGACCTGAAGATCTCAACATACATGACGGATACAACGATCAAGTAGAAAAACAAAATATTAGCACTAGTGGTGCAAAAAAGTTTTGCAGAAGGTGGCAGCCCGAAGGGTCTTCAGGAGTAATGACAAAAGAACTTGGTGATATACATACTCAGTCAATAAACTTTGTATTTAACAATATGGAAGGCGAGTTACCTTTTGCTATTAAAGATCGAAATGGAAAAGATGCAACACCGCGAATAGTAAAGCAACTTAAAAAAACTGTAGAGCAAGGAAAAAGTTCAGACATGCATGTACTTTTTCAAAATCTAGCATCATGTTCGTCTCCATATAGCAGGGAAGCTAAAGGTTTAACCCATTTTCATGGAGGATGGCCAGGAACCCCAATGGGGAAAAAAGTAAAAGAAGAATACATCAAGAAGCTTCCTCCCCCTAAAACAAAAGGTCAAAGAAGGGGTAGATTAAATTGGGTAAAATGTTTTTTATACAATGAGCATTCGGAAAAAGAATTTGTGAAAAATCTTTACGAATTAGAAGACAAAGAAAATTTCCCATTTGTTAAAAAATAGTATAATAATAAACCAGTGCAGTTTCGCTAAATAGTCTAGTACATAGCTGGTAGGCACTGGGTGGGTCAGTGGGTATTTAAAAGTCCAAAGTCAACTTTAACTTTAACTTTGGACTTTTTTGTGTATAATACATTTGTATGAATAAAAGAAAGTATACAAAGAAATCGCAATACTGGAATAAATTTAAATCTACTGGGGCTGAAAACAAAAGTCAGGATATACTTTCCCATTTGGAAAATCAAGAGCCTTTATCTGCAGGGGATAGTTATTATGTTGCAAATGCATCGACATCTTCATCTTCAACTCCAACTAGATCAAGAAAAAATTCAATACATTTTACTAAGAAAAAAAATAGGTTTGAAAATATAAGGCAAGGAATGTTACCTTATCAAGTGTCATCTGATGGAGTTAACGTAAGAGACGCTATTGAACTTTGCCAAAAAGCATACGGAAATGTACCTATATTTAGAAATGCTATAGACATAATGGCAGAATTAGCGAATTCCCCAATATATGTAGAAGGGGGCAATGAGGCCTCAAAAACATTTGTAGAGAAATGGTTTTCGAAAATAAATCTATGGAGTTTGAAAGATCAATACTTTAGAGAGTACTATAGAAGCGGCAACATATTTTTATATAGAATAGACGGCAAATTTACCGCAGAAGACTTTGTAAGATTAAATAAAATTTATGGAAGCGATAATTTTATAAAAAAAGATTATTTACCTATTCGCTATATTTTATTAAATCCATATGATATAGTAGCAACAAGAAGTACATCTTTTAATAAAAAAATATATAAAAAGATTTTGTCTGAATATGAATTAGAGAGGTTACAAAATCCAGCGACAAAAGAAGATAAAGAAATACTTCAAGGATTACCCTTAGATGTGCAGAAAAAAATCAAACAAGGTGGATGGAGCAAAGACGGAATATCAATAGATTTAGATTCCGATAAGTTAACCCACTCTTTCTACAAAAAACAAGATTACGAACCATTTGCTATTCCCTTTGGGTTCCCTGTCTTAGATGATATAAATTGGAAAATAGAATTGAAAAAAATAGACCAAGCCATTTCTAGGACTATAGAAAATGTAATACTTTTGATAACAATGGGTGCTGAACCAGAAAAGGGAGGGATTAACCCTCAAAATATTCAAGCAATGCAATCGTTGTTTCAAAATGAAAGTGTTGGTAGAGTATTAGTGGCAGACTACACTACTAAAGCAGAATTTATACTTCCAGATATTGGGAAGATTATTGGTCCAGACAAATATCAAATTGTAAACGAAGACATCAGGCAAGGATTACAAAATGTAATAGTGGGAGATGAGAAATATAAAAACACTCAGGTTAAAGCTGAAATATTTTTAGAAAGGTTAAAAGAGGCTAGACAATCTTTCATTCATAACTTTTTGCAACCTCAAATTAAATTAGTATGCCAGCACATGGGATTCAAAACATATCCTATGGCCAAGTTTGAAGAAATCGATATCAAAGACGAAGTTCAGTTACAGCGTGTTGTTACTAGACTAATAGAAATGGGAATACTTACTCCAGAGCAAGGAATTAGCGCTATAAAGACAGGCATTTATCCAAGAGCTGAAGATATAGAGCCAGCTCAAGAAAGATATATAGAAAAAAGAAAAAAAGGAATGTACAATCCATTGGTTGGAGGCTTGCCTATGGTAGATGTTGATGGAGACGGTAATATTGACACCGTACCGACACAAAAAGATGGAGAAAAAAGCGGTGGCGGACAACCAAGTGGTTCTGGAAGGCCAGTAGGCAGACCTAAAGGCACAACTGGAATACCGAGATCAGTAAATGCAAAAAAAACATTTTCCAGAAAAGAGATACAGGAGACTATATATAGCATAGAAGAATTGTCAGCTCATGCGAAAGATCGTTTAATGAAAAAGCATAAAATTCAAAAGCTTTCTGATCAGCAAAATGAAATGATTGAAGAACTATGCAAATCAGTAATTTGTTCTAAAGAAAAAAGCCAATGGAAAAGAGCTGTGACCAGCTGCATTAATGATTTTGAAAAAATATCTAAGCTAAACATTAACAACGAGATAACAGAAGTTTCGGAAGAACATTCTTTGGAAATTTATCCAGCAGCAATACTTTATCATAGCTCTAAAAAGAAAAAATAGTTATTATTATACATTGTGTGTAATTTAAAGTCACACTTAGATATGTATAAATACAAAACAAGTTTCCAAAACGAGATAGTAGCTTCTACAGAATCTGAAATCAGTAAAAATTCAATTCAAGCTTCTTTAGATTCCTTAAAATCTCTGGCTCCAGAAATTGATCTAGAAGAAAATATAGATTTAATAGGTGTAGCCTTTAATGCCGCAGTAGTTAATACATTTAACAAAAACCATGACGGCATAAGTACTGACATTGCCAAAGCTGTTTATAAAAACTTTGTACACAAGCCGACTAATATAGAACACAAAAAAGAAAAAGTAGTGGGTCATATAATATCTTCTGGTTTTTCAGAATTTAATACTAATAAGATTTTATCAGAATCAGAAATTCAGGACGAGGACTTAACTCCTTTTAATATAGCACTATCTTCGGTTATATATAAAGTGGTAAATAAAGATTTCGCAAGCTTAATTGAAAAATCTTTAAATGAAGAAGATGCATTGTTTAATGCAATATCAGCAAGTTGGGAAATAGGCTTTAATGATTTTGCAATTGCACTTGGAAGTAAAAACTTAAAAGATGCCGAAATCGTTACTGAACCAAAACATGTAGATGAACTGCAAAAATATTTAAAAGCTTTTGACGGAGAAGGAATCACAGATAACGGCGAGGAAGTATATAGACTTGTAATAGGTGATGTGTATCCACTTGGAATAGGCTTTACCACCAATCCTGCCGCTAATGTAAAAGGGTTAATAGGGTTTGACTCTAAAAAAAAAGAACAAGAAGAAGTGTACCAAGAAAGACCTGTAGCGGAAGAAAAAATAGAGATTGATTCGGAAAGTTTTTTAAAAAAAATAATAAAAAATAAAAATAAATTTTCACATATGGAAAAAGAAGATGTAATTTTAGACAAAGCAAATTTAAATTCAGACATTAAAACAATGGAAATGAAAGAACTTATTAACGAACTCAAAGAAACTATCGAAGCATCTGCTTCTGATAAGTTTTCCGATGAAGCTGTAGCTAATATTGTAAAGGTTGTCACAGAATCTATAAAAGAGAGAAGTGATCAATATGTGCAAGAACGAGCTGAAGCGGAAAAACAACAACAAGAATTAGCAGAAGCTAAAGAAGAAGCTACTAAGAAAGTTTCTGAACTTGAGAAGAAGCTAGAAGAAACTTTAGAAAAACTTTCTTCAGTAGAAGCCGAGCAAAAAGCTGCTGCCGATCTTCAACTATTTAATGATCGTATGAGTTCTTTAGACTCAGAATACGAACTTTCCGAAGCTGATCGAAAAATCATTGCAGAAGATTTAAAGTCTGTTGACGCTAACGAAGAAGCTTTTGCAACCTATCAAGAAAGAATGTCTGTTATTTACAGTCATAAAAGCAAAAAGTTTCTTGAAGATCAGGAAAAATCTTTTCAAGAAAAGCTCGAAAAAGAAATTGAAGCTAGAACTAAACAACAAACCGAAGAGGTTGTTGAAGCTTCAGAAACTGAATCTTCCGAATCCACAGAAGACGTCGAAGAAGTTCTCGAAAGCGTTGAAGCTTCCGAAGAAATCTCTTCAAATAATGGAGAAACAGTCGAGCAAGAACTTTCCTTACAAGAAAAATTTAAAAACGCATTCTCTAAGGAATCAATAACAATCAAATACTAATTATAATATCATGGCACACAGACTATTACCTTTCAGGCAGTATGACGAAAATGACGTTATCAACTTGTTTGCTCTAAAAACTAACGTGAACCTTAAAGCCGTCGGAGTAAATGATGACGGAGAAAATGCTGACGGGGTTCTTGTATCGGTTCAAAACGGAGACAAAGCAAAAGATGTCATTAATTTAGATAACGCAGGTGACTTTTTCGCAAGTTACAATTCTCCAATTGGACGTAATCAATATCCCGAAAACCCATTAAAGATCGTTCCAGCTTCAAGCGGAAACTTTAATGCTATCGGAGTAACTTTACGATCCACTTTGGCAGTTGATGAAAACGGCGAAAGCTTACTTTTTAACCCAGTGAAGAAGGATGAGCTACAAGCTGTACTTTCTGGACAAACTGTACCAGTTCTCTCTAAGGGGGTTGTTACTGTGACTCAGAATGCAGTTGAAGGAACTCCTGCTCCTGGATCCGCCTTGGGCGCTTCATCTACGTATGCTGGAAAATTTGCGGCACTTGAAGGCAAGGGCGGCAACAAGAATCAACGTCAAATTGGCCAAGTTCTTGCAACAGGAACCCGTTACGATGGAAATACAACTGATACATGGGCTGGAAAGTACTATGTAATCAAGTTGGATTGCTAAAATTTTAACAATTAAGGTAAATTAACAAAATGAATATTACACTTAAAAGAACCGACGAACAAGTAGAGCTTATCAAAGCTATGGCTTCTCGCGATAGAGATGTCGCTTACGAAGCACAGCAAGCTATGGCTAATTTTATTGGCCCAGTTTTGGCTGAAGTTATCGATAATGCTCCAACCTTGAGTAATCTTTTCACTCCATTCAGTTTTGCTGCGGATGATAATCCAAGCATTCCTTTGGATCTTTACTATGATGTAACCGATGACGAGTACATCAAGGTATATAGCACAAATGCTCCTGGTGGTCTTCCTTCAAGTCATGTAACTCCAACTCATAGCGAATTGAAGCTTGCTACTTACCGCTTGGAAAGTGCAGTAGACTTCGATAAACGTTATGCTGCTCGTTCTCGAGTTGATGTTGTGAGTAAAACAATGACCCGTATGGCTCAGGAAATACTTTTGCAACAAGAAAGCTCTTCTGCTGGATTGCTGTTCGGAACAATTGGCGATACCGCCTCCGATCTTTACATGCAAAGTAGTAATGCTGGATCATTGACTCTTGATGATTTCAATAGAATGCTCACAAAAGCAAAGAGAAATAATCCTTCTTGGAGCGGTGGAACACCTGAGCGTACACGCGGCATTACTGATCTTATTGTTTCCCCAGAGGTAATTCAGAACCTTCGTGAGATGTCATACAACCCAGTGAACACTAGGGGTAGTGCTGGCGGAAAGATTGACGTTACTGATGCTCAAAATGGAAACACAATGGTTGATGCTCCTGGCGGTTCTATCGCTGCTAGCGATGCAATGCGTCAAGCGTTGTTTTCACAATCTGGCATGCCTGAGTTCTACGGAATTTCTATCATGGAAATTTACGAGCTTGGACCAAATCAAAAATACCAAAAAGTTGCAAACACCCTTATCAGTGGACACAACAGAAATGATGTTGTTGTTGCTCTTGATAAATCCAGGGAGTCCATGCTTCGTGCGGTTGCAGTTGATGCTGAGTCTGGCACTAGCCTTACGGTTTCTGCCGACGACCAATATGTCGCTCGTTCTAAAAAGATCGGCTATTATGCTGAGCTTGAAGAGGGGCGTACGGTTATCAACAACCGTGGGTTGCTTGCTATGGGAATCTAATTTCTTTAGTCTTAACTCATTCAAAAGCCACGGAGGTAAAATTCCGTGGCTTTTTTATTTTTAAATTTAAAATTAGAACTTTTAGTGTAATTCATATATAATATAGCGAACCCAATAAAAGTATATGACTAGAAAAAAGAAAACCAGCACAACCAAAAAAACTAAGCAATCGCTAGACGGAGTTGAATACATAGATGGCCAATACAAAGCCGACAAGGAGCAACAGGCTAAAGATATAGAAGAATTGCTATCACCTGCCAAAAACCCCTTTGGAACGAATTCTATGGAGGAACTGGAGTCCAAAATGGAAGGAATGAATTTAAGGCAGATTCAAGAAATAGCCGTTAGCGCAAATATTTACCCATCTGGAAACAAAACAACTTTAAAAAATAAAATCAGAAAAGAGTTTAAAGTTAAATATGGAACTCATGATGGAGGCAGAAGATATGTTTCATCTACCGAATCGCCCGTGGCCAGCGAAGAAATCGCCAAAAAGGTCATGAGTATACTCAACGAAAGATGAGTTATAATTTTGATAGCTCCATTAATGAAATAGGGAATTTAGCTTCAGGAGTTTTTAAATACGACTTTGATGAAGATAAATCTTTAGCCACTCCAGACTACATTTCTGGATGGATGCAAAATAATTTAGGTGAACTAAATATATTAATTCATAAATGCTATCAAGGCGAATACCCTAAAATGGGCGACGAAGAACAATCCATCTATAGACAACTTTTCTTAAAAGATTACTATAAAAAACTTGGAAGAAAAACCTTGAGTACATTAAGTGCTGGAACAGAAAATACTACATCTGTAGCTTCAGAAGGAGGAAGTTTTCAAACATCAGACTGGACTGAGTTGAGAGAGGGCGACAGTGTGATAAAAAGACAAGCGAGTATCGCTAGTCCTACAACAAAGGTGACTGCATCAAAACAATATGCAAGTCTTTCAAGTGAAGCGGAACTAACCTTAAAAGACTTACTATACAAATATAGCAGTGGAAAATCTAGCCCAATACAAGTTGCTGGAAATGATGCTCCTATTTGATTTAAGTCATCTTCATTAAATCTTCCATATTCAAAGTGCCGCCTTTTTTTCTAGCGGCTTCATGTATACTTTGAGCCTTAGCCATTTTATTGTCTACTCCCATATTTTTATAATCTTCTTTTGTTGCACCAAAAACAGTAGAAGCCCCATCTTTTTCTAAGTTATCCTTAAGTTTTGATCTTTCCTTAGATGAAGAAGCAAAATCTAACAGTGCATCAGGATCTTGTTTAATCGCTTCAGGTATATCTGGAACATTTTCAAAAATATTTTTAAATATCCTGGAGTATGTCATGATACTAATTTGATGATTTGTTAGTTGAATAGCTGGTTTTCCAAAAAAATCAATAGCATCATTTGTAATAAACATGTATGGATTAAAAAAAGCTTGCAGAACACAGTTTTTAATATTATCTTCAGAATATTTTTTGTGAAAAGAATTAAACTCTTTAACTAAATTTGATATTTCTCCATGAGACAATTCATCAAATTCATCAGATGTGTATAGAAAGTTTTTCAAATTCTCATCTTTAAAAAAAGTTTTTTGAATAAAAAAATCGTTTAGTTGTTTAGCTGCATACTTCTCCGCAGTATTCATTAATAAAGAATCTTTTTTAGACTTTAATATTTTTAACTTTAATAATTCTTCATCTATCATTTTTTGGTGCAAGTCTTTTTCGGCCTGAATAATTAAATTCTTTTTTGTTTGTTTTAAATTATCCAAATAAAGCTCTATCGCATCGACTTCACTATCTTCTTCTTTGGACCAATCTCCTTGATCTATAGCATTTTGAAGAACATCTTTTTCTTGAGGAATTCCTCTTTTTATAGCTTTATCTAAGTAAGCATTTTCCTTCATATTAAACTTACAATAGTCTTGCAAATTCAAATGTTTTATATAGCAATGATGCCCCCCGAAAAAAGACTCGCTATAGCCATTACAAATTTCATAAAATAAAATTTTATAGAATGATTCGTCTTTATCCATTTATTAAATCATATGTATTTCCCCCTCTATATTCACATAGAGAAGCGGCTAACTTGCTAAATCCTCCCGCAGAGAAAAGTAAATTTCTTGAATTGCATAAATTAGTAAAAGATTCGTCAGCACTCATTTCAGTTATTATCTTAGAAGTAAAACCAAAAGCATAAATATTATGCCTTATCTCTTCTATAAATTTTAAAGATATGTCTGAATTATTAATCGATCTGTTGTTATCAAAATGAGATAGCGTTGTATATAAATTAATAATTATAGAGTCGCTATAATCAAATATTCCAGGAAAATTAATCATAGCATTCTCGAAAAAACCATTAATTGAACCTGGTTGAAACCCTCTTGTGAAATTATGATCCCACAAAAACACTCCATTTTTATAGCCTATTATCATGTCAGATAAACGAAGATGGACATTTATTAAATCAGATGTATTTTTTTCTACAATCTGATCAAGAATATCTATCCTACGATCTTTCTGATCTTCAGAAGATGTCTTTAGAACATATTTAGACGCTATTGATTCTGGAAAAATATAAGGAATTTTATTCCAGTATCCAGGTCTTTTGTTTCTTGTATAACCTTTTACAAAATCTGCTAAACGATATTTATCGTTAGACACAGCATTTAAACATTTCCTTCTTCTATATCTTTATCTAAGGCGTCAAAATCTTCTTTTGTTGCATTTGTGCTAAAATACCAGAAACTTAACATCGTAGTTAGCTTATCTTTGGCTAGGTCAAAAATTTCATTTCCACCTTCATCAAGCTCATAATACTCATCAATTTTATCTTCCGAAGATTCTCCTTTAAAAAAGGGTAAAATCTCATCATCTTCAAATTTTTGGTAGTGGGAAAGGTGCACTAAATACCAAAGCAAAACTTTATTTTGAGCCTTGCTGTCTGCAGTATGGTTAAACAATGAAGAGTAGCTGGTTTCCATATCAACTATATTTCTTCTAGTCTCTGCCATTTTTCCAAGCAATTGTTCCGCACGAGCTTGCTCTTGCTTGTTTTTTTGCTTTTTTGCATTTAATCTAGAATATCTATTCTGCTGGTCACCTAGTTCAGTATATAATCGAGTCAGTGCTTGGGCGTCTTCTTCAGATAACAACCCCCCAGAGTCACTGTATTTTTTTGCAAGCATAGCTTTAGTTAGAATCCCTCTTTTGATGCACTTACTCATTTCGATACTGTATTCAATATCAGCTTCTTCAAGCTCTTTTCTATTAGGCTCTTTGATTATAACTCTAACGGGAATTTTCGTTTTCTCTTTAACAGTCTCCTCATACTCTACAACTTTGCCTTGAGGATTCTTTTTCTTTTTAGTTACCGTGTTTTCAATCTCTTCTTCGACTTCAACACTAAAGCTATATATTTCTTTCATGATTATATTATATATTTAATTAAATTTAAATTCAACAATAAATTTCTCTAAATCTTGATTTTGCGATCTTAAAGAATTATTACCTAAGTCAAGCACTTTTTTTCTTAAAAAGAACATGTGGTCGTCATCAAAATAATCCGCTTGTTTTAATAGATTTAGATATTCAGAAGGAAGTGATTCCGCCAGCTTTCCAAAATTCCTGTCGTGATCACTTTTTAATTCTTCTAAAACGCATAAAAAATTTTTAAAAAGATTTTTTATATTTTTTTCGTATTGTGCTTGAAGTAAATTTTTACTATCTTCCATAAATACATATTATTTTCTAGTAAACAAAATTTCAATAAAAAGTGTAATAATTTATTGTAATGGCAGTTTTACCGAGAGATGTAGTAAGATCAATAAATTCCCAGCTACCAAAAGAGGTCGGGAAAAAATTCGAATTGATTGTGCAAAACAGATTTAATATTATAAAAAATAAAATGATATTAGATTTCGAATCTCATCCCGTCACAGAAGAAATTGAAGCTGGAGTGAATGCATCAAATACGAGCGGAACTCTTGGTGGCTATGGAAATCTTTTTTCTTTCATAGGGTTTCCTTCAGGGTATGACCCTTTATCAAAAGTAAAAGCTAGGCTTTATGCCACTACATTAAAGAAAATAAAATTTGATAAAAGAGGAAGACTAGAATTTATTACAACCGAGCCTACCAGAGAAGAATTATTTGCAATAACAAAATTTTCTGATTTCAGGGACGATTTCGAAGGATCTAGAAGTTGGCTTGACGGAATAGAGACAGGGATTTCTGGTCTTGGTTTTTATTTATATGAAGCAAGTAGAGATATAGCTAAGTCTAGGTCAGGAAAGGCTATACAGCTGAAGGGCGGAAAAAAAAGCGGAAAAGCTTTCGGGGGATCAACAACTGGTGGAGCAATAGGTTTACAAAGATCTAGATATACAAGAGTATCTTATATGTCTGGCATTTTAAGAGAATTTAGAATGTCAATAAAAAAACTACAATCACAAAAAATAGCATGAAAGAACTATTTGGACATACAGCAACTACTAGTTTTAGTTTATGGTTTGAAAATCATTTAATAAATTATGGAGAAGCTCATAGTAATCAGTCTGCAAAACTTTACTATATAGAAGATAATAGGCTTCCTGATGGTTACTTCAGGTACAGCAGTCCTCACAAGCAATGGGTTACTGAAGCTGGAATTGGAGCGGGAACTGTTGTTCCTCAATACATATCAGGAGATGGTACGAAAATATTTAGAGGAGAACAAGCTCTAGGATATTTTATTGATTTTCAAAACGGTGGTGTGGTTGTTACTGGAGATAGTGCGACAGATAGTTTAAATCTTAGTGGATCCTATTCTGTAAAAGATTTTAATATTTACAACACAAATGAAACAGAAGAAAGCTTGGTTGTAGAAACTAAGTTTAGTAATAATAGTAGATTTACTGTTCCAGAAAGTGGAATTAGTCCATATAACATGGTGACTCCAGCAATATTTTTAAATAATGAATATATTGAAAATGCGCCTTTTGCATTTGGAGGAGAAGATTTAACAACTCTTCATTTTAAAGCTGTTGTATTTGCTGAAAACATGTATCAGTTGGATGGGGTGCTTTCTTTATTTGCTGATACACATAAAGCATCTTTCCCAAAAATATCATTTGGGGATCATCCAATAAATGAATATGGAGATTTAAAAAATGGAAATTATTTATATAAAAATGTTCCAATCGATGTAAGCGAGCCCCTTTTTAGTGTAAATAGAGTTGTAACATCAAAAATCAGTGAAAATGTACGACAAACAATATCACCTTCATTATTTGTTGGGTTTCTTGATTTCGAGATAATACAACCAAGGTACCCAAGATTATATTAAATTTTTTTTTATGAAATAAAATTTCACATTAAAAGAACTTGAATGTAATTATATGACAACAACCCAATCTTTTTAAAACTCAAAAATTAAACATCATGGCTAGAAACAGAGTAATTTATCAAAGTGAAGCTTTATTCACAAGCCCTAACGCAACAGGAGCACACTTTACGGCTACTGCAGTATTAACTGGTATGGGCCCAACAGGAGACGCAGTTTCATCGAGGAGCTTGACTCCTCCCACCGCTACAGCTCCTAATGGAACTACCCAGCTTGGTAATAAAGTCGGACTATATCAACTCACAACTCCAATTGGATTAGCGAATGACCCTTATCTTCTGGATGCGGAAAACACTGACGGACAGGCTACCGCACGTCTTAATTATGTTGGAGATTATGCGGACACCCTATCAGCAGCAGACTTAAAGAAGCTTGATATACAAAATCTTTTTGAAGCTGTTTCTTCTACCATTCAAGACGATCTCGCAAATGGAAATGGCACATTTAAAACCCCAAAGGGTGGCCAAACTCTTTTGGCTAACTACAATCCTATATGTTTAGCTGCCAATAACAATGGAGGCTTGAGGGCTGGAGGTACTAAGACTGGTAATATTGGTTTTTATACAAACAAGACTCAATGGGATGCTGCTCTTAGTGGATACTACCACCAGGACACACAAAACACAGACCCTACTAATCCAGAAAGTAAAAATAGTTACGGCGTAGGGGTTCTTCTTCAACCATTTTATGGAGATTATGAGAATTTGGTGCGTCAGTTACACCGTGTACAAAGTGCCAACTATAATTTTACCGTAAATCGTACAGATGTTAATGTGTTCGGTCAATTGGCTAGAATCGATTCGATTGCACTTGAGCCACCCACAGTTAACCTTGATTTCACTTACTATCCAACAGACGGATTCAACGAAAGAGCTTTGAATTTCTATGTAAAGCATGACAATAGTAATCCTGCTGTTAATGTGGATAGCAGCAGAAATGTTTCAAAGAATTCTGCAACACCGCACCTTGACCCAGCAAATGTGGCTGGTCAGAACTTCTTTATCTTGACTACTCCAGAAAACACTGATGCAGTAAATACAACAACTGCTAATTCCAATAAATCTGTCATTGGTTTAGGTAACGGATTCTTGAGTGATTATACTTTTGAAGCTTCTGTTGGTTCATTCCCAACCGTTTCTAGTACAATTGAATTGTACAATGCTAAATCTGATATCGGCACTACTGGAGTTGCGATTCCAGGTGTTGACACAGTAGATGGAACATCAGTCAAAAATGTAAATTATACACTTGGACATGCATCTTCAAATAGAGGCGATCTTAAAGGCGCTAATGCAAGCACTGGAGACTTTGGTGAAACTACATTGACCGTTCTTCGTCCAGGAGATATCACATTGACATTCCCTGACGAGCTTGGATTGATTTCCAAGCTTAATGGTGAAGGATCTTTTCATGTACAAAGCATCAGCTTGAGTCTTCCTCTCTCTAGAACTCCTATTGAGCGACTTGGTTCAAGATTTGCTTTTACACGTCCAGTTGACCTTCCAATTACTGCAACGATGTCAGTAAGTGCTCTTTTAGCAGACATTGAAGAAGGCAATCTTGCGACTCTTATTGATGATTGTGATACTTACGATGTAACTGTTGCAATTAAAGGCACTCAGTGCGGTACTACCGACAAGATCAATGCATTCAAATTCCAATTCAAGGGGGCAAAACTTGATAGTGAGTCTATCAGCTCTGACATTGGAAGCAATAAGACGGTTGACCTTACTTGGACCACTCAGCTTGGAGGTATTGAAGACATCGCTAACGGAATATTTTTCGAAGCAGCGAACAATAATACCTTGTCAGAATATTATCCAATCCCAAATAGGTAAAATTTAATTTTTACACTATGCAAAAAAGCCACCTAAGGGTGGCTTTTTTGTTTTTATGTGTAATTATATATCAAGGATATAAGGTAGTATGCCGATAAAAATAGCAACAGTACAAACGGGACTTGAGAAGTCTATAAGAAAGGCTGTCAGGAATGTCAATGCCAGAGGTGGACTTAATGTTGCAATTAATGACAAGCAATTCACTGGGCCACTAGGAAAGATCACTGGATCAGTTAGTGAGTTTAATAAATCACTGGAAGCTTCAAATGCTCGTGTTATTGCATTTGGTGCATCTGTAGGAATCATACAAGGTGTCCAGAGAGCTTTGGCTGGGATGGTTGGATCAGCTATAGATGTAGAAAAAAAGCTGACAGAAATAAATGTCGTTATGGGGCTGACCAATCAGCAGTTAAACAAATTTGGAGACGAACTTTTTAAGGTTGCAAGAAACACAGCTCAAAGCTTCTCTACCGTAGCCACAGCCGCCACTGAATTAGCTAGGCAAGGTTTAACAATGGAGGAGACCCTGAAAAGAACAAACGATGCTTTAATTTTAACAAGATTGACTGGGCTGGATGCGGCAAATGCTGTTAGTGGTTTAACTGCGGCATTAAATACATTTAATAAAGCTGGTTTAGATTCCACTAAAATTTTAAGTAAAATGGCTGCAGTTGATGTTCAGTTTGCAGTGAGTACTGAAGATTTGATTGATGCTGTATCTCGTGCAGGCGCTGTAGCAAATGATGCTGGTGTGAGCTTTGATCAGCTTTTGGGTGCAGTTACGGCAGCTCAACAAATGACAGCTAGAGGAGGTAAGGTTATAGGTAATAGTTTTAAGACTATTTTTACAAGAGTACAAAGATCTTCCACGATTGAAAGATTAGAAGAGTTAGGAATAGCAGTTAGAGATATGGCTGGAAATACTCTTCCAGCAATCACAGTTCTTGAAAATTTAGCCAAAACATACGACACTTTAGCCGATACAACAAAAGCGGCGGTAGCAGAACAAGTAGGTGGTGTTTTTCAAATCAACATACTTAAAGCTGCAATTAAAGATTTAGCCGACGAAAATAGTATTTTAGCAAGAGCTACAATGTTGTCAAGTCAAGCAACAGACGAAGCATACAAAAAGAATGAGATTTTAAATAGATCACTTGCCGCTTTAAGCTCTCAAACTGCAACAAGTATAAAAGAACTGGCAGCAATATTGGGAGAGCTTACTTTTTCTGAGGGTGTCGGAGATTTTTTGAATGTAGTAAAAAGCTCTATAGAAGAATTTTCTGGATTTTTAAATCAAGAAGCTGGAGAAAGCGCGGGTTCGGATTTTATGAAAGGCGTGATACAGGGACTAGGGAAAGTTTTAACTGGCCCTGGCCTTATGATCGCATCCGCATTACTTGTGAAACTTTTTGGAAAAACTTTATCTTTCCTAAAAGGTAGTGCTAGTGAATTACTAGGGGTAGTTAGTGCAGCAAAGCAGCAACAAATGATTCAAGAATCTATAGTTGCGGTCTTAGGAGAAAATAGCCAACTTCAGAAAAGAATACTTTCTCAAGAAGGCAATCGTGTTGCTCAAGAAAAAACTATATTATCTATATTACAAGCGCAAGCAAGAGAACAAGCTAAAATTGCTTCTGCAGCTAGAGCAGTTGCTCCTGGTATAGCAAAAGCTGGATATAATGCGACTTTAACAAAAACAAGGAGCGGAGGTCATATACCTAATTATGTAGCCCCCGAAGAAAGAATGCTAGAAACAAAAGGCGCTCTTGAAGGGGGTTATAGACCAGGAAAAATAAAATCAATGAAAATGCCTGGTCTGGGTAGGGTTATTTATAATTCAGCTGAAGAGGTTAAAAAATTCCCAGGAATGAATCAGCCAGCAATAATCCCTCCCAAAACTAGTAGGGCTGGAAAAAAGTACGAAAAGAATTTTAAAAAAGTTCATGGATTCAATCCTTATGCGAATGAAGGTCATGTTCCAAATTATGGAGTGGCTTCTAGTATTAAAAAAATTATATGGGGGTCTATGACTCTAGGAAAAAGATCTAACCCCCTTGAAGGTTTAAAAAGCTCAAAAAATGTAAGTAAAGAAGTTCAGGAATTTGAAGTAAATCGAGAAATGTGGAGGTCTTTAAGTCAATCTTCTTATTTTAAATACAGAAAAGCTAATCAAAAAAGTATTGAAAAAAAACTCTTAACCGATGGAGGTTTAAATAAAACAAAAAATTTAAGATTTGGAGAGCTACCAAGGGATATGTATGAGAAAGCTGTTTCTCTTTATTACGGAAAGAACAGTAAATTTCAACCTTCAGGAAGCGCGATCCCTCCAGAAATTTTCCCAACAGCTTTTGTTAACAGAAGCATGAGGAGCAAATTAGGATTACATGATTCAACTGAAGCAAGTAGCGGTTTTGTTCCAAATTTTATGCCGTTAAGGATAAATTCTAAGTCTTTGCAGAGCATAGCCTCTAGGGCAAAAATAAGGAAGGATGATTTTGATGGAGGTACAATAGGAATGAGTAAGCTGCTTGAAATTTTAAGCGGCAGATTATTTACTTCAATAAAATACAGAAGAAAAGGGAAGGATGACGATTTCGAAACTCTTTTTCTTTCTGGAGCTAGATCTGGAGTTCATCAATACAAAAAAGGAGCGCCTGCACCAAAAGGCTACAGTTCTTGGAAAGAGTTAGATGAAGTAACTGGAACCAAAGTTGTTCATGCTAATTCGGCTGGAATTGGAGAGAAAGGATACAGAAGATTAAAACTAAGGAGAGTTGAAAGTATAGTTTCAAGAGGTAAGCACTATAAAGTAGATCCTAATATAGCCGCATCAGGACATATTCCAAACTACGAATTTGACAAAAATAAATTCGGCCCGTATGTAGTCGGAAAGGAAGTATTAAAAATAGGCAAAGAGGGTGCAAAAAGTGCATCTGACATCGGAATCAATGCGATGAAATCTGCATATGGATTAGGAAGTTCCGTTGTGGGCGGAATAAACAACATGATGCTATCTAACCCCAAAAGTATGGGTCTTATGGGGCTAGGTACAGCAACTGCTTTTAGTACTATGCCCGCTCCTGCTGCGGGAATTTTGACAGCAGCGATGGCAGCCGTTCATGGATTGTCTACTGCGGCTGAATATGGACCTTCAAATCCAGACCCAGAGGGGTCGAGAAAAATTGAAGAAGAAAGAATAAAAAACCTAAAAGGAATAAATAGATTCGGGCCATATGCTGTTTTTAAAAGCATGTTTGAATCTGGTTCATCTGGAATTAAAAAGGCTGGATCATCAATACTGGATTCGGGTAAATCAATGCTGCAGTCTGGGGTTGGAGCAGTGAAGTCTATCAACAAATCTATGGTTAGAGACCCAAGAGGTTTTATTTCTGGAATGGCTCCAATTGGGGCAATCGGAGGAGCTTTTGCTACTCTTCCACCTGTGTTAGCTACTTTTCTTTCGGCTGGTGTTGCAGGAGCTTCTGCAATTGCTGGTGCTGGAAAACAGTATGGGGAAATTCAAAAAAGAAATAAAGCTGCTAAAGCAGCATCTATTAATGCAAATGTTACAGATCAAATGATCGCTAAAGGCGAGAAAGGTATAATTAATCCAGCTTTGCTAGGGAAATCTATTGGAAAAGTTAGAGCAGGTCAGTTGCCTAAAGAATTTCAAGAAAAAGCTATTTCAATGATGAGGAAAGGTGGGAATAGAGGTTCCTACATTACAAGAGCGATGAGAAAAGTATTAGGTATAAAATCTGACGGTTTTGTCCCTAATTTAGCAAAGCCAGGAATGACCCTTACGCCCAAAGCTCCATCTACATTATGGTCAACTCATCCAACTTTTAACATAGATAGTATAAGAAAGCATGGCATAAAAACATTTCCAGGGACACTATCTAAATACCAATCAAGATCAGAAGAAATAAGACGTCTTGAAAAAATGGATCAGCATGGAATGTTGAACCCAAGAGAAAAAACCCAATTAGAATTTATGCGCCAGCAAGAAGGTCATATTTTTGGATGGGGAACAAAACCCCAGGCACATGTCATGGGATTTCAAAGAGCCTTTAAAGATAAATTTGAAAGGAATTTAAAAGTTCCTATGGAAGAATTGTCCTCACTTTATAATGTAGTAAAATTTAGAGTAGATCCCAAGAAATGGATTAGAGATGACCTTGATCCAACATACAATAATGCATGGCGAAGCAAACAAGATGTATCACCAGAAGATATAATATCTATAAAACCTATCGATCAAGTTTTAGCAAAAGAAACTTTAAAAATTAATCCCACTGCAGCTGGAGCAATTTTATCTTCAGGCCTTGTTCCTAATTATGCAAATAGAATTCCCTCTGTTATAAAAACTCAAGAATTTAAAGGCCAAGGAGGAGTCCCGAATCAAATTAAGTTTTCATCAAATGTAGGAAACAAGCCGTTTACGGAATCTATGGCAGTTATCATACCTGACCCAAAAAATTCTTTAAAACCAGGGTTACAAGTGATAAATACGCTGGAATCAAATCCCGACCTAAGAGGAAAAGGTTACGGTAGAGAGCTTTATGAATACATGGCCGACTATGCAAAGAAAAAAGGTTATGCAGGCTTGTATGGAGACATGGGAACTTCTCCATCTGTCATGAGGGTAGTTGATAGTATAGCTAAAAAAGGCAAATTCAATGTAGAAAAAAATAGTGATTTAAAATTTTTCAAAGACGATTTTGACACTACAGGAATGTATGCGAGTGATAGCTGGACATATAAACTTTCAAATGAAGGCTTAATACCTAACTACTCCATATCCCGCACTATGGCTAGACTCCAAGATTCGGCAACATATGCCCGTGGAAAATTAACTTCAGTACAATCTAGATCTCAAGGAAAATTAAAAGATTTCATATTAAGAAGAGCTAAATTAAATCCTGAAGCTAGAGAGTTTGAGCCTCCGAAATTCGACTTGACACTGGCTAGAAATGGAAAACCTGTTGAATATTTAGATAATTCAACTGCATCTAGAGCTAGGGCAGCTGTAATAACATCAGACGGAAAAACTCATCTAGGATACTGGCATGACAACATACGTGAAGATTTAAAAAGAAGGAAAGTAAATCTACGAGGATCTAAAGATTTAGAACTTACATGGGCTAATCAAGGATTAATACCTAATTACAAAAATTTAAAACAACCAAAAATTTATAATAATGATGGTTTAATACCAAATTATGCATTAATGGGTGCGCCCGTTGGAATTGATTATTTATCTGGATTAAGAGGAATTAGCCCACAGGTTTATTCTGACTCAATAATAGACAAAGCGGAATCCTTAAAAGATGAGCAGAAGAGATCTCAATCTTTAAATGAAATTTCAAAAAGACCAGACATAGCAATAAAAGCATTAAATTATTTAGATAATTCAGGCTTAGAAAGAGTCAAAAATGCTTTATCTGCTGATAATGCCTTAAGGAGTTCTGACTGGACATATGTAAAATCAGGCGTTGGTAAAGTGACATCTGCGGATGTATCTAGAGACTTATCAAAAATTCCAGCAAGAGAAATATTTAATTATTTGACTGGTAAAACAGATCGAATACAAGGCTCTGTACCAGGGCATTTCATTAGACTATTGGATCATTCTGATAGATATATGCAGGCCAGAGATATGATCGGCTCTTCACCAACGGTAACTAAAGTAATAAAACAACAAGTTTCAGCCATAAAAAAAAGTCCTAAAAGGAGGTCTTTAGTTATGGATGAAGTCTTAAATAAAGATGTATTAAAATTAGGATTTGACCCACAGAGAGGCCTGTCAATGGCTCAAAGAAAATCTAATGAATTAAGAGAAAAGCTTGGTATGGGAGGTATGCTTGCGAGGATGTATCAATCTTCAACCCCATTAAGCAAAAGTTCGCCATCTGGATTCGGTAAGTTTGGAGATCAAACATTAAACAACATTTTATCTGATCCGAAATCTAGGCACATACGTGATATAATTGATAGAACTAATGTTCATCAACAAAAAATTAATTTAAAACCTTTAGCTGGTCAAGTCAGAGCCATGCAAGAAAATAAAAGTATGTCCGAAAAGTATGGAAAAGACTGGAAAATGTGGGACAAGTATATAATCAATCGTCAAACGATGAAAAAGTCTGATGCGATGAAGGCTGTTCCAGGAATAAAGGTTCCACAAGACATGCAGGATGAAATTGACAAAAGAAAATTAAATGTATCCAGTATGTTTAAGAGAAAGGGATTTAATTTAGGTTTAAGAAATGAAGGGCTGATACCTAATTACCGATTTACCCCTGAAGATGGAAAGTTTGTACCTAACTTGGCTGCTCCTAGGTTTTTAATGCAAGCATTGTCCAAAAAGTGGAAAGATGTAAAAAAGAAAGCTATATCTTATGGTGCATATAAAGGGCAGAAAACTTCATCTATGCCCAAGTATAGTTATATGCAACACCAAGGAGATTCAAGAAAGAAAGTTACAACTACAACTTCCGACGGACAAGAAACTGTTAATTATGCCCAAAAGGGTGATTATATCATATCAGGGCCAAGCAAAGAAAAGTATGTTTGTAAAGAAAAAGATTTTTCAAGTAAATATGTTAAAAATACAAATGGTTCTATTGAGCCAAGGCAGGAAACTAGGCAAGCTGCAAGGGTATCATCAAAAGATCTAATTGACCCTCAAACACAATCTTCTATATTAAATATTCCAGCACCATGGGGCGGAATAATGAAAATCAGGCCTGGAGATTCAGTTATAAATGATCCTGGAGGCCCTTATAGGGTAGCCGAAAAAGAATTTAAAAAAACTTACACACAAGCATCTACGGGTTTGATACCTAACTATATGCCTAGGATTTATGCGCCAAGCAGTCCAATGAATATCGCTAGGGCTCTTAAGTTTGGCGGCAGAACGGCGCTTAACTTGGATGTT